CGAAGGAATCCCGTAAGGGTTTCAAGTAGGCGGAATGGCAACGGGTGAAATGCCGCCGGGGAGTTTTCCGACAGGTTATGCGGGAATGACTCCGGCGGCGCAGGATTACGCTGCCAAAACAGCGGTTCCCACCCACCCTGACCCCCGTGCAATCGGGATGGCTGAGCAATCTGCATTAGCCACCCGTACGGGCATAGGCGCTGTTCCGCCGCGTAGAAAAGGTGGAAGAACAAAGTGAATTTAGACCTGAGATTATATCAGGAACTGGAACAATCCTTGTCGGAAATGGCAGAGAAGCTTGGCGCTGAACTGATTACCGGCAAGGCACAGAGCTTTGACGATTACCGCTATCGCGTTGGTCGTCTAAAGGGCCTTCAAGACGCTCTTGAGGTCGCACAAGAAGCCCAAAAGAAAGTTTTGGGCGGAGAAAGGAAATAGCTGACATGCCGTCAGTTGCGATGCTGCATGAGATTGACCCGCGTGAGGCCATCCTTGCAAAAGTTGGTTCCCTTGATGGGATTGAAATGTTTGGTAGCGACATTCTGGTTGCTATCTACAAGCGTCCGACAAAGACGAAGTCGGGAATTATCCTTACGGACAAGCACTTAGAGGAAGATTTGCATCAGGGAAAGGTTGGTCTGGTCCTTAAAATGGGTCCGACAGCCTATCTTGATGATGAGGGCAAATCGTTCCGCGACATTAAAGAAGGCGATTGGATTGTTTTTCGACCTTCTGATGGCTGGCGCGTCACGCTGAACACGCTTCGCGGCAACTATTCCAAGGACGATACGGTAGATTGTCGGATTTTGACCGATATTGCCGTCCGTTCGCGCCTGAATGACCCTGATTCAATCTACTAAGGGCTTGAAAATGGATGATATTGAAGAAAAACCCGGCGAATCCGTAGAGATTCCGGCCGAAGAGGCCCATCAGTCCGTTGAAGTAAGTCTGGATGATGATCCAAAGGCTGAAAAACGTGCTGAAAAACAGGCTGTAGACAAACCCTCAGTCAGCGAAGTTGACGAAAGGGAGCAGCAGCTTATCGAAATCAAGCGCCAGTATGAAGAGCAGAAGCGTCGCGCGGAAGCTGAGCGCAATGCCCGTCATCAGGCGGAACAATATGCTTATGAGCAGGCTCAAAAGGCGCAATACGCTCAGTATGACGCCGAAGGCAACCGGCTTCAGACGTATATCAACGCCATTGAGGCGACTGAACAGGCTGCATCCAATGCGGAACGTGCATATGCGGATGCTATGGCGTCCGGTGACTATGCCGCCGCTGGCAGGGCGCAGCGTGCGATGGCGTCTGCGGAAGCTCATTTGCTTCGGTTGCAGAATGAGAAAGCGCAGGCTGAGCAATACATTGAGTCTCTAAGGACTGAGGGTCGGGTTCAGGCTCCGCCGCGTCAGACCTTTGATCCTATGCCACAAAGCCAAGATCCGGTTGAGATGATGGCTTCCCGGCTAACGCCAAAGAGCGCCGCGTGGCTGCGCGCTCACCCGGAAGCTGCGTCTAAAGTGGATAAACTCACGGCTGCGCATCAGGCTGCTATCAGTCTGGAGGGCATCGAGGTCGAAACGCCGGAATACTTCCGATATGTGGAAGAAAAGCTTGGCATTTCCACGCCTCAGAAAGCACCGAACAAGAAAATCATGGCTTCTGCTCCCGTTCAATCATCATCCAGCATGTCGTCGTCCCGGTCTGTCGGGAACGGTAGCACGATGATCCTTTCGCCGGCTGAAGTTGAACAGGCTGTCCTTAATGAACCTGACCTCCCTCGCGACAAGGCCCTTGAGGTCTACGCCCGCAACAAAGCGGCGCTTATTCGCGAAGGCAAGCTGTCAGCATAGGAAAATAAACAATGTCAGACGTTGAAACCAAGATTGATGGCCGCAGCCGCGAGGCTCGCATGGCTAAAATTGGCGCTGTCGGGAAAGAATCTTCAATGGATTCAAGGGCTCGCGCCGAAGCTCGTATTCGTGCGATCAGGGACAATCTGCCTGATGGCGGTGCTTCAAGAGACAAGTTTTATGCGCCACCTCCGCCTGATGGGTGGGACTATCAGTGGAAAATGCGCACGGTTATGGGCGAAGAGTTTCATTCCTATCAGGTAGAACTGCTCCGCAATGGTTGGGAGCCTGTCCCGCTTAGCCGCCACCCGGAGCTTATGCCGCAGGGCTGGCAGGGTGAGACAATCGAGGTTGAGGGTCTGGTTCTTATGGAGCGGCCCAAGGTGTTTACCGACGAGGCTCGCGCAGAAGAGGCCCGATCCGCCCGCGAGGCGGTCATGGTCAAGGAGGCCCAGCTTCGCGATGGCCGTGGGTCTGACCTTGGCAAGCGTGAGGTTCACAGGTTCAGCAAATCCCGCAGCCCAATAGCCATACCGGACAGCGAATAGGGTTTGTTGACAGAAGTCCAAAGATTTCATAAAATTGACTTTGGATTTTACCATTTCCCGCTTACCGGTGGGAAAGAGATAGGAGCGGGCCGGGAATCTGGCCCGTCGCCTTTATGAGCCGTCCCGCGCTGGGGCGGATAAACACATCCAGATCAACGGCTAAAAACGCTTTTTAGCTAACGGTCACTCCAATAAAAGGAGAGAGCCGTGGCGAATACTTTTGCGCCCTTCGGCTTCCGTCCGGTTTCGACCAGCAATGGTCCGATGAACTGGCGGATTTCTGCGCGCCGTGTCGCTTCGTCGGCTGGCGCTATCTACCGTGGCGACGCCGTCGTCCCGGATACCAGCACTGCTAACGGATACATTGTCCAGGCGACTGCCTCGACTGTCCCGCTGGCGGGTATCTTCTGGGGTTGTCAGTATCTGTCGACCTCGCAGAAGCGCGTTATCTGGAGCCAGTATTGGCCCGGTAGCGATGCGACCGGTGACGTGATTGCTTATGTGATCGACGATCCGAATGCGCGCTTCCTTGTCCAGACCTCTGGTTCTTCGTTCCAGATTACCGGCACGCCGACGACCTTCACCTCGTCGCCTGTTGGCCAGCTTGCTCAGCTTAACGTCGGTTCGGGTTCGACCACGACGCAGCAGAGCGGCATGTATCTGGACACGGTTGGCACGACTGCCACCTTCCCGTTCCAGATCGTCGACATGGTTCTCGACCCGCCGGGCTCGAATGGCTCCGACGCTACGTCGAATTACAACTATGTCGTCGTTGGCTTCAACAACGAGATGCTGCGTTCTAACGGCGCAGTGACCGGCATCAGCTAAGGAGTAGAGACCAATGGCTGTTAATCTTAGCGCCATCCGCGATCTGCTCCTTCCGGGGCTTCGCGGCGTTGAGGGCAAGTATCCTCAGATCCCGTCTCAGTGGGATAAAGTGTTCGAAAAAGCCAAGTCAAACATGGCTCTCGAACGCACCGCTGAAATGCGTTACCTTGGCCTTGCCGCCATCAAAACCGAAGGCGGCGCGGTCAGCTTCGACAATAACGCGAGCGAGCGTTATGTCTATAATCAGGAGCATTACGAAATCGGTCTTGGCTACGCCATTACCCGTAAGGCTATTGATGACAACCTCTATAAGACGCAGTTTACGCCGACGAATCTTGGCCTGATCGAGTCTTTCGGTCAGACGAAGGAAATCTATGGCGCGAACATCCTCAATACCGCTACGACGTATAATGCGTCGGTTGGTGGTGACGGCGTCGCTCTCTGCGCCACCAATCACCCGATTGATGGTGCGACGATTGCGAACCGTCCGCTGGTTGATGCCGATCTGAACGAAGCTTCGTTGCTTAATGCGATGATTAGCATTCGTCAGAACTTCAAGGACATCGCTGGCCTGAAGATCTTCGCCCGTGGCCGTAAGCTGATTGTTCCGCCGTCTCTTGAGCCGGTTGCTATTCGTCTTACGAAGACGGAACTGCGTCCGGGCACGGCAAACAACGACGTAAATGCGATTTTAACGACCGCTGGCGGCCTGCCGGAAGGTTACATGGTCAACGACTTCCTTACGTCGAACTACGCTTGGTTCCTGCTGACCAACATTAAAGGCTTGGTCTACATGGAGCGCGTGCCGTACGAAATGGATATGCAGGTGGACTTCACGACGGATAACCTCCTTGTGAAGGGCTACGAGCGTTATTCGTTCGGCTATTATAATTGGCGAAGCATTTTCGGGAGTTTCCCAACCTCTTGATAATGTTGTGGAATTTTATAATTCCCAACTCGCCTATTGAATAAAAATTGCCTTCGGTGTATGCTTCTTAGGTAGCTGGCACCGGAGGCAAAAATGAAAGGTAAAATCAAAACACCTACATTTAATCATACTCAGTTATGCGAAATATTAGACTATGACGCAGAAACTGGGGTGTTTAGATGGAAGATAAGCCCGGCCCGAAATGTAAAAGTTGGGGCAGTAGCTGGATCTAAAAACGATAGTCGAGGATACAGTTACATTAAGGTTCTTGGGTTTGAAGTAACAACATCACGTTTGGCGTGGTTTTATGTTACAGAAGAATGGCCAAGAACACGGGTTCAGTTCAAAAACCGAAATCCACTGGATGCTAGGTTTGAGAATTTATCTTTGTCTTTGGGATTGCATGGTGATTTTGATTTTACAACCAGAGAAGGAAGAATTGCTTACCAAAGAGCGCGTCGTAAGGCGACTCCTCACCTTGAAAAAGGTAGGGCTCTAAGGGAAAGCTTTAATATTTCTCTGGATCAGTATTTAGAAATGCACGATAGGCAAGGCGGCAAATGCGCTATTTGCGGCCAGCCAGAAATGCAAATGCGAAATGGGAAGATCAAGGCTCTAGCCGTAGATCATAACCATAAAACAGGTGCAATTCGTGGGCTTCTGTGTTCTGATTGTAACACTGGTATTGGAAAGCTCAAGGATGATGTTAAAGTCCTCCAAAGCGCAATCCGGTATCTAAACAGCCAGCAATCAACATGATTTCTGGTTAACTCTTATAAAGGATAGCCGACATGGCTCTCACTAATTTTCCCAACGGCATCACCTCTTTCGGTGTTCCGGTTATTGGCGGCATCAATGGCATTCCGCTGACCGGCACTTGGTATTTCGTCGACCCGGCTACGGGTTCTGACGGCAACGAAGGCACGTCGCCTGAATCTCCGTTTGCGACGATTTATCAGGCTTACAGCAAGGCGGTTGCTGGCAATAACGATGTCATCGTCCTGATTGGCAACGGCTCGACCAGCGGCACTGCCCGCATGTCGACTGCTCTTGCGCAGACGATCACGCCGGCTGCTACAACTGGCACGATTACATGGGCGAAAAATGCGACGCATCTGATCGGTGTTACGGCTCCGACCGGCGTTTCTAACCGCGCCCGCTTTGCCCCGCCGACTGGCACCTATACGGCTGCTACGTTTGGCAATAGCGGCAACATGTTCAATGTTACGGCGTCTGGCTGCATCTTTGCGAACTTCTCCGTTTTCAACGGTTTCTCGACCGGCGCTAACGGCCAGATCGCTTGGATTGATGCTGGTGGTCGCAACTACTACAGCGACGTTCAGTTTGGCGGTTTTGGCGACACGGCTTCGGCTCAAGGCGCTAACAGCCGTGCGCTGAAAGTCACCAGCGGCGAGAACACGTTTGTTAACTGCACGGTTGGCCTTGATACGGTCACTCGCACGGTTGCAAATGCGAATCTTGAGCTTGCTTCAGGCGCTGCCCGCAACAAGTTCATCAATTGCGATTTCCCGGTTATGACCTCGTCGGCCACGTCGCTGGCGATCCTTGGTTCGGGCGCTGCTGCAATTGATCGCTGGACGAAGTTCCAGAACTGCCTGTTCGTCAACAGCGTCGATTCATCTTCAACGACGATTACGGCGGTTGCTTCTCTCAATGCCGCTGCGGGCGGTAGCCTTGTGTTCAATGGCTGCACGGCTGTTGGCGCGACGGCTTGGGGTGATGCGGGCGCTCTGGCTAACTCGTATGTCGATAACGCACCTCCGACGGCGGCCACTTCTGGCCTCGCCGTTAACCCGGCTTAATGAAAGGTTACGGCTATGAAGGCTGCTAAGAAGTATGCCCACGGTGGCAAAATGGAAAGCCCGAAGAAGGGCGTGGTTGTTGGCGATAAGACCCCCAGCATGACCTATGCTGGCGGCGATTCCAACGTCCTCAAGGAAGCCAAGGCCCGCAAGCGCGGTGGCATGTGCAAGAAAGAGGGCGGCAAGGCGATGGGCAAAGAGGCGATGAAGCGTCTTGACCGTCCCATGCGTAAATCCGGCGGCAAGGTTGGCGCAAATGAGCGTCCGCTTTCGACTGCGGCGCATACCTCTGATCGTCCCGGTGGCGACGTTCAGGAAGCGTAAAAATAGAGGGGCCGCCTAGAGCGGCCCTTTCTCTCTGGGAGCAAGAGATATGGCTGAGAAATGGATACAAAAGGCTATTTCAAAACCGGGTTCGCTCCGAAAAGCCCTTCATGTCCCTGAAGGCAAAAACATTCCCTCCGGCAAGCTGGAGAAGGCCGCGCATTCGGATAATCCGACGCTGGCGAAACGGGCCAATTTGGCCAAGACATTAAAAGCTATGCACCGCAAATACGGTGGCGACGTTTAAGGATTAAATCATGCAGCCGATCACGGTTACAGTTGGCCCGCTTGACGCGGCCGATGACAATGGAATTGCCGAAAGCCAAACCACGGCAGGCGCTGCTAATTTGACGTTGGACGGCGTTCTTGTGACCGGTGGAGTGGCTATTCTTGATACTCCGCGTCAGGTTATTGTGACTAGCGGCGGCAATGACACAGGCGTCACCTTTACCATTTATGGCACGACTTATGGCGGGCAAAGTGTTAGTGAGGCAATTACAGGCGCAAGCGGCGGAGCATCTGCAACCAAAACGGACTTTGCGACCGTTACTCGCGTTGCGGCATCTGGTGCGACAAGCGTTTCTGGCGTAATTGTCGGCACGAATGCCAAGGCTGGCTCCCGCTGGGTTCGCATGGATAGTTGGGCCTTCCCGCAGACGGTTGTTCAGGTAAATGTCAACGGGACGGCTGACTTTACTGTTCAGACGACGATGGATGATCCGAATAGCCCGACCAATCCGGTTGCTATAGGATCCGTTACATGGCTTGATACCTTGGATACAAACCTTGTTACTACGTCGGTAAGCACGTCAGGCTTTATCGCGTATAGCACGTCATTTGTTCGCGTTCTGCTTAATAGCGGAAGCGGTTCTGTCACAGCAACATTCTCGCAATTTGGCAATGTTCCGCTTTAACAGAGCTATTTAGGAACTAAAAATGTCAACAAGCGGAACTTACGCCTTTTCACCTAATCTAGGTGATCTGGTTATCAACGCTTTTGCCAAGTGCGGCGTCAGGCGAACTGATTTAACCAATCAGCATATGTCTGATGCTCGCATGGAAGCCAATCTGATGATGTCGGATTGGGCTGGAGATGGCATTAACCTATGGCAAGTCCAGAGCGCATCATTTCCGCTGACCCAAGGGACGCAGTCGTATGCGATTCCTTCAGATCGGGTCTTTATTCTTGACGTTTATATCAGGCAGGACGGTTTTGATCGGTTGATTTTCCCGATTTCTCGCTCTGATTATGCGTCATTTGCCCAGAAAGACCTTCAAGGATACCCGACAAGCTTCTGGTATGACAGGCTAATTGATCCAAATATGTATATTTGGCCGGTCGCCGATCAAAATGGCCAGTATACATTGACTTATTATTACATGCGGCAAGCCATGGACAGTGAATTGTCTAATGGAACGCAGCCAGAAGTCCCTTGGTATTACCTGAATGCCTTTGCAGATGGTTTGGCGGCCAGATTGGCATACATTTATGCCCCTGAGCGTGTCGCTGTATTGCAACCTAAATACGATAAATCATGGTTTAGGGCGCTTCAGGTTGGTTCTGAGAATGTTCCGATAAACTTGAACGTCGCCATGAGGGGTTATTTTAGATGAGCCTGCCTCACGGACGCGCGCGCGTAAATGCAACAAGTCCCAGTGCGTTTGCAATCTGCGATAGATGTGGATTTTTATACAATCATCGCGATTTGCACTGGCAATACGATTATCGCGGTCGTTCGCTGGCTAATTTGCGCATTCTCGTATGCGAAACTTGCGAAGATACGCCACAGAATCAATTAAAGCCACGAATTATACCGCCCGATCCGGTCCCGATTATGAATGCGCGTCCTGAAAGATATCGTCAATATGAGTCAAACACTCGCATTACGCAGGCAAATACTGTAGATTTTTGGACAGGATTGCCTATTCAAGGTGGAGATACGCGTGAAACACAAGGCGGCAATACGCGCGTCACTCAACAAACGGGCGGCGCTCCCGGAAGCAAAAATCTCTTTCCTGGAACAAGATTTTCTGTACCCGATGATGCAAATGCTGGAATCCCGTATGATGCTGTCGCTGTTCCGAATACTGGGCGTCTCAGCACTGTGACAGACTACATCGTTTGGACAAACAATTCCCCCAATTATAATTGGTGGACGGATAATGAAGAAGCCCAGATTTACTGGGGCGCTTAATTCAAAAGGAATAAATAAATGGCTGTTCCGTATAAATTTGGAAATATCCCGAATGGCGAAACAGTTCCTCTTAATTATATAGACGAAAATTTTGATTATGTAGAAAATCAAATAAATAATATACCGGCTGGTCCCACTGGCGCGACTGGATCTGTAGGCCCGACTGGTCCGGCTTCTGGGCCAACCGGCCCGACGGGTTCTATTGGTCCCACTGGCTCCACTGGCTCAACCGGCCCGACTGGCCCTACTGGTGCTGCTTCTACCGTAGCCGGCCCGACGGGTCCGACTGGAACTACAGGGGCTCCTGGGGCTGGCATTCAGTATAAGGGCTCAGTTTCTGTCACGGGAAGCCTGCCGACGGCTGGCAATACTCAGGGCGATGCATACACGGTCACGTCAGACAGCCACTTGTGGATTTGGGATGGCTCTACATGGACTGATGCGGGTCCTTTAACTACTGCTATTACTGGACCGACTGGTCCGACTGGTGGCATTGGTGCAACCGGCCCAACTGGCGACATTGGCCCGACTGGCCCGACTGGCGACGTTGGTGCAACTGGTTCTACTGGCCCTACGGGTCCTATTGGCGTGACTGGTCCGACAGGATCTTCTGGGCCCACTGGTCCGACAGGACCGGTAGGTGACGCTTCTACAGTTCCGGGTCCAACTGGATCTGCTGGCCCCACTGGACAGGCTGGATCAACTGGCCCAACCGGTCCCACAGGTTCCGCATCTACTGTTGCGGGACCAACAGGTTCTACGGGGGCGACAGGATCTGCTGGCCCTACAGGGCCAACTGGTAGCACTGGTGCAGTGGGTCCGACTGGCAGCGCGGGCTCGACTGGCTCGACTGGCCCAACTGGCTCAACAGGTCCTACGGGAGCAACAGGACCAACGGGTTCTGCTGGTTCAATTGGCCCGACGGGCCCCACCGGCGCTGCCTCGACAGTTGCCGGCCCAACGGGCCCGACCGGATCAACGGGTGCTACGGGCTCTCCGGGTGGCGGCATTCAGTATAAAGGCGTTGTTGCGACCACTGGCAGCTTGCCGACTGGTGGCAATACAACAGGTGATGCTTATTCAGTTACTGATGATAATCATTTATGGATTTGGGATGGAGTGGCATGGACTGATGCCGGGCCGTTAACGACAAGTATAACGGGCCCGACTGGTTCAAATGGCCCGACAGGTCCTACGGGTGCGACTGGCGGCATTGGTGCATCTGGACCAACAGGTCCTACTGGTGCAACTGGCCCGACCGGCCCGACTGGCGGCACTGGTGCATCTGGACCAACAGGTCCTACTGGTGCAGCGTCAACGGTAGCTGGTCCAACCGGAGCTACTGGAGCAAGAGGACCAACAGGTCCTACAGGTGCGGCTTCAAATGTTGTAGGCCCGACAGGGGCGACTGGAGCCACCGGCCCTACGGGTCCGACCGGAGCTACCGGAATTGGTTATAATGGATTAACTAGCGTTACATCCGTTTCTATTTCGACCGGATCTAAGAGCTTTACTACTAACCTTAGTTCCGTTTCTACGGCATTTACGGTTGGAACCAGGATCAGAGTTGCATCAAGTGTTTCTCCGTCTAATTGGATGGATGGTGTTATTACATCATTCTCAGGCAATACGCTTGCGCTTACGGTTGACTATACAAATGGCTCAGGAACATACATTTCTTGGACATTTAGTGTAATTGGAATTGTTGGCGCAACTGGACCAACTGGTTCAACCGGCCAAACTGGTGCTACTGGCCCTACTGGAGCGGTTGGTGCTACTGGCCCAACGAATATTATTCGCTATACGTCTATTAGCGCTCTTCGTCTTGTCCCTGTTTCTACATCAATTACGCCTATTGTTACTGGATATTATTCTGACGGCGACGGTGGCGGCGGGGAATTTTATGGCGCTGTCGGCGCTCCCGTCGGAACTTATGTTGATAATGGCGGCACTATTATTCGCCCAACTGGGGGAGATGGCTCTAGTGCCTGGATAAGAATTTATTCTGGACCAATAAACGTAAAGTGGTTTGGCGCAAAAGGTGATGGGGTCACGAATGACACATCAGCAATATCTTCTGCGGTTAATTATTTTACGTCAATAAATTCAACGTCGTCTCAACAGCAATTGTTGTTCCCGTCTGGAAATAATTTTTCCATTACTGGAATTACTTTGAGCAATATTAATTATTTTTCCATAAGAATTGATGGGGTAATAACTAACATCGCGACTAAACCTGGCCCTACGGCCACGAACACCAATAATACCACTGGCGGCGTAAATGCTACATTTAAAATACTTAATTGCTCTAACTTCTCAATTGAAGGACAGGGGCAAATAAATACAAGATATCGCCAATGTTTTGTTGTAGGCACTGATCCGCTTGCTGGGTCAAATGCTGCATGTTCTTATTTCTCCATATCAATAACAATTTTTGGAGAAAATCTTAATGATAATACACACGCAAACATATTTAGATATTGTTCATATTTTTCACTAAACAACATGGTGGTCAATGCAGTAACCAAGAAACCTGGATATGTTAATAATTCCACGCCTTATTATTATGATTGGTGCAATCCTTTGCTGTTTTGGGATTGTGAGGCGTTTTCAATTACATCAGTGACTTCCAATTATAATTCTATGAATGGATTTTATATTGGATCAAATTGCACCAATTTTATAATTGATGGCTGCATATCAGAACATAACGGCGGTAGTGGAATTCAGTTGGCATGGTCATCTTTTGGCTCATTTCCATCTAACTTTACTATCAGCAACAATATTATTAGATTAAACAGGGCTGATACTATTGATTTTAACAACACAGGAGCATTTATAAATTGCAATGGTGTTTTTTCAAATAACACAGCGTATTATAATGGATGGGGAACAGAAAATACAGCAGGAACTACTCCGACAAATGATGGATCTGGTTTTGGAACATGTATAAATATTGGAAGACTTCTTATAAGTAACAACATTGATATGGAATGCTCAAGAGCAAGCGTTTTTTGTCAAAATTCTTCTAATATTATCGCAAATGGAAACATAATATACAAGCAAGCTTCTGGGTCTCAAGGAGACGGTCTATATTCAGATACATGCTCAAATATAGATTTTTCAAATAATAACGTAATTGTAAAGTCTACAAACTATGCCACTAGGCTGTATTCACTTACGTCTAATCAAAATATTAATATTAGCAATAACGTCCTTAACGGGCTAATTGGATTTACCGGTGGGAGTTACTTAAAGTGCGATATGATTAATAATGATATAACGACTACATCGCAAGTTACTTGCCCAATTAATTTTAGTAACAACAATCTTAACGTCACTAATGCTTCTCAGAATGGTATTTATGTAAACGCAGATCACGTTATCATTGATTCTAATAACATAACCGCTACTAACTACGGTATTGTTTCGGCGTCATTCAACAATGTAATTATAACAAATAATACTGTTACTGGCGGAGTTGGAGCCATATACATTTCTGACAATAGTTTTACTCGCGTATCTGCAAATAAAGCCTCTGCACAAAATGCTCCGGGAATTCAGTTTTTTGGAACATGCAATAAGTGTGAAATGAGCATGAATAGCGGCTCGTCGGTGTCTGGCAATTCTTTCCGCGTTGAAAGCACTTGCACATTGACTAACTTGTGGGCCAACTATGCAATTAGTGGCCCTACATTTTACGGCGGAACTTATGGGATAAATTACCCATAACAAAATTTTTTGAATGGCCTAATGGCAAAATTAAGTCACTCAAAAAACAGATCAATAATTGTTATACTTGGCGGCCTGAGACAGATAACCGACGGATAAAAAAATGGCTAATGTTCAGATTACTCAGTTGCCAATAGCTATATCGCTTAATGGATCTGAGCAGCTTGAAGCGGTTCAGGACGGCACGTCGGTTAGAATAACATCTCAGCAAATATCTGGTCTGAGTGTCGCTCCGACCGGGCCAACGGGTCCGACGGGGCCATTAGCTGACGGCATACATTACAAGGGAACTGTCGCATTCGTAGACAATCTTCCTCTAATAGGAAACACAGACGGTGACGCATATGTCGTTCTTGACACAAATGGCGTCTATATTTGGGATGGCCTTTTGTGGATTTATTCTGGCCCTGTTTCATTTGGCTACACAGGCTCAACAGGCGCAATAGGACCGACTGGCGCTCAGGGCAACATTGGCCCGACAGGCAGTATTGGCCCGACTGGTTCTACAGGTGCAGCGTCAACAGTCGCTGGTCCTACGGGCCCGACAGGTAATTTAGGTCCTACAGGGGCGTCTGGCAATTTAGGCCCCACCGGTCCAACTGGCGCAGTTTCCACAGTTCCTGGCCCGACCGGCCCGACTGGCGTTATCGGTCCTACGGGTCCCACGGGAACCACTGGTCCCGGCGGAGCAGGCGGCCCTACGGGCCCCACTGGCGCAGATTCAACTGTTCCGGGGCCGACTGGTCCTACTGGTGAAACAGGCCCGACTGGCCCTACAGGTCCGACAGGTGCGGATTCTACAGTCCCCGGCCCTACTGGTCCTACCGGTCCTACGGGTTCTGCCGGCGCTACCGGCGCTACCGGCCCTACCGGCGCTACCGGTCCTACGGGTTCTGCCGGACTCACTGGGCCCACGGGCCCTACCGGGGCAACAGGACCAACGGGCGCTACAGGGCCTACGGGAGATAGCGGAACTTCTGTCGGTCTTGGATTGTTCCTTGATGGCGCAACTGCGACTGGTCCGCAAGCGTATGACTTGCTGGTTATTCCAAATACTGGCGCGCAAACAACTCTTACGAGAACAACAAATACAGGCTCTGGCGTTCTTCTTGGTTCATTTGTTACGGCGGCTGACGTTCCTAATAACACATCATTCATTGGTGGTTTGTGGACGCTTCATGCATTTATTGCTCATCAACCTGGTGGAAGCACATTTCGTTTCTGGACTGAAGTGCAGGAAGTAGCTTCTGACGGAACGACAGTTCTGCAAACGCTTGCGGCTGGTTCTTATGCCTCTGGAACGCCAGTACCTAGCTCTACGGTTTCCTCATACACATACGATCTTTATGTCTCTGCGGCGACACTTGCCAGCACATCAAGCAGGCTCCTGCTGAATGTATACGTGCAGGCGCAATCTGGTTCTCCAAATGCCATTCTCTATATGCGGGGCAATACGCAGTCGCATCTAGTTACAACGATTGCTTATAATGTTTCTGGGCCGACAGGCCCAACTGGGGCTACCGGGCCTACAGGCCCAACTGGGGCAACTGGCCCAACGGGAGCCACAGGTTCAACAGGCCCAACAGGAGCAACGGGCCCCACGGGGCCAACGGGTTCTATCGGACTTACCGGCCCCACCGGCCCCACGGGTTCTACCGGACTTACCGGACCAACGGGTGCTACTGGTCCTACGGGTGCTACGGGGGCGACAGGGGCAAGAGGCCCTACCGGCCCGACGGGTCCGACTGGTTCTACCGGACTTACTGGCCCTACCGGCCCGACGGGTTCGACTGGTTCTGCCGGACTTACTGGTCCTACCGGTCCAACTGGTCCAACTGGTCCTACTGGCGCTGCCTCAACGGTAGCTGGCCCCACTGGCGCTACAGGGCCAACGGGATCAACTGGTCCGAACAGTTTAACTATTAATTCTACGACAATATCTGGAGGAACGTCTGGGCGCGTTCTTTTTAATAACGCCGGAACAGTTGGGGAAAAAGCCGTTACTGGAACAGGGGATTCTGTTCTTGCCACAACTCCAACAATAACTAGTTTGAACGAAGTTAGGACTGCGCCGTCAATTTCGGCAGGAACTTTGACTATCAACTGTTCTGTCGGCAACGTATTCTCAGTCAGTTTAAATGCCAGTATAACGACGTTGACGTTTACTAATGTTCCGACTACTGGAACTGCGTTCGGTTTGACATTGGCGCTTACGGCTGACGGAACGGCGCGCACAGTTACTTGGGGCGCTGCTGTGAAATGGCCGGGTGGCACTTCGCCGACGATCACGTCAACCAATGGAAAGGTTGATTTGTTTGTTCTTACAACGTGGGACGGGGGGACAAACTGGTATGCTGTCGTCGGAGGACAAAACCTATGACGATTGAGCGCAAAATTACGATGGGGGGCGGAAATTATATTCCTTCTGGATCGGCGTCATACACGACAGTCGGCACATTTACTTGGACGGCTCCCGCAGGCGTTACAAGCGTATGCGTTGTTTGTGTAGGCGGAGGCGGCGGTGCTTTTAGTAGTAGAGCCGGTGGTGGCGGTGGGGCATTAGCTTATGTAAATAATATATCTGTTTCGCCCGGTAGTTCTTACTCTGTTACTGTTGGCAATAGAGGCGCAGCAGGGGCGGCCGGTGAAGCGTCGGTTTTTTCTACATCTTGCCAAGCCGGAGGCGGCGGCGTCGCTACATCTGTAGGTGGGACTGCCGCTGGAGGCACTGTAATTACCGGAACGGGTGGATCGGGAGGCACTGGGGGAGCCAACGGCGACACTTCAGCCTCGCCGGTATTGGCTGGCGGTGGCGGTGGCGGCGCTGGTGGTTATTCTGGAAACGGTGGCGCTGCTGGAGCGGGAGTAAAAGATGTTGCTTTGAGTAATGCTGGCGCTAATGGTTCTGGAGGCGGCGGTGGCGGCGGATCAGGGGGCAACTTCCAAACAGGCGGAAGTGGCGGCGTAGTCGGTGGTAATGGCGGTGGCGTAGGTATTTTGGGATCAGGATCAAACGGAACAGGCGGCGCGGCAGTAGGGCCAAATTTAAGCGGTAACGTCGGTACGGCTGGCTCTGGAGGTTCTGGCGTTAGTTATGGTGGTGGTTCAAGAGGGGGGTCTTCAATTGGTGGTGCTGGGGCCGTCCGTATTATCTGGGGTTCGGGTAGGTCATATCCAAACAATGCGGCATAACCAAATGCTATATGACGTAGAACTTATTGGGCCATCCGGCTATCCTGAAACTCATTTTGCAGTCAAGGCAGATAATGAGTTTGAAGCAGCAAGATTGTCCCCGATTATGTTAACTGCAAATTCCCACATATTGCCAGAGCAATATACAGTTATATCAGTAAAACCATCAATCTATAGGGAGTCGTCAGATGGCATACATCAAAATTGACGATAAAGCGATTGTCGCTGTTTCGGATATTATGCGCGCATATCCATACGTCTCATTCCCTAATACTGAATGGACAGATGAAGTTCTTCAGCCATTTGGCTATGCGGTTTTACATCGCCCTAATACCCATCCATTCCCATCAGAAAATGAGATTTTAGTTGATGGGGAGCCTTACGAAGAAGGCGGTAAATGGTATTTACCTTATATTGTTCGCCCTCTTACACCTGAAGAGATTGAAATCAGATTAAATAATTGGCGAGAATCAGCATACTGCACTCCATTTCAAGGTCGCGTGGCACTAGCCAATGCTGGGCTTTTGGAGCAAATTGAGTCAATTATTAATGTTCCAGAAACCAACCAAGAGGTTAAAATTGCTTGGGAATATGCTATAGAATGGCGTCGCATGTCTCCCATGATCTTGAGTATGTCTACCGCGTTGGGATTGACTGATGAGCAAGTTGACGAGCTTTTTAGGAGCGCACAAGAAGTTTCCGCCTAACATCTCTATGGCCCATGCCGCGCTGGCAAATGAGGGGTTGATCATGCCGATCAGTTCAGAAAATGGTAAGCAATACATCAAAGAGTTTATCTCAAATATTAAGCATGAAAATATGCTTGATATTGGTGTTGGATGCGGCACATATGCCAACATGTTCCCGAATGCCAAATGGACGGGAATAGAGGTTTGGCAACCTTATGTCGAAGAGTTTGACCTTGAGTCAAAATATGAGAATCTTATTATAGCCGACGCGAGAGAAGTCAATTTTACCGGCTCATATGATGTTGCTTTTCTTGGAGATGTCCTTGAGCATATGACCTCTTTCGAGGCGGCTAGGCTTCTTTCCAAAGTCCGTGACGTTTCTGATTATGTGATTGTAAGCATTCCTTTGGGCCATCATCCTCAAGGTTCTGTCAATGGCAATGAGTTTGAGCGCCACATAGAGGATTGGGACGATGGCAAGGTTAAAATCCTCTTTGGTCAGCCATCAGCAAGTCATATAGAGGGTGAGATAGGCGTTTATATTTATAAGCGTTCTGTCTGCAAGGTCCCTAAGATAATTCATGTTGTTTGGGTTGGAGATGAATCAAAGCGCCCAAATCATTACATCCGTTCCTGGGGAGATTTAAACCCTGGTTGGGATGTAAAAATTTGGGGCAACAAAGAATACAACGACATTGATTGGATCAATAAATCTTACATGCAGAAAATGTGGGATGCCGGGTCATTGCACGGCGTTGCCGATCTGATGCGTTACGAGATTCTATTCCGCGAAGGCGGATTTTGCGTTGATGCTGATAGTGAATGCGTCCGACGATTGGATGATGATCTTTTTGACGAGCGAACTGTCCTCACCTATGAGAATACGGAAACTCGACCGGGTCTTATCTCCGTTGGTTATATGGCTTCTGTCCCGGAACTTCAGTTCTTTCTTGATATCATTGAGGACATTCGGGATACGCCAGAGGATAAAATCCTCACGGATCATGCTTGGTTTTCAGTTGGTCCCCGCCGTTTGACGGATAATTACGAGAAGATTAACCCTGAAAATGTTAAGATTCTCCCCGACTACACTTTTATACCCAAGCACTTTGACGCCCCGGAATATAAAGGCAATGGCGCTGTTTATGCTAAGCAGCATTGGCTCACGACCAATAAAAACAAGAAGAATTTTAAAATCTGCGTTTACGCTATTAGCAAGAACGAAGTTCAGTTTGTTCAGCGCTTTTGTGAGTCGGCAGTTGATGCGGATATGATCCTGATAGCTGATACGGGATCAACGGATGGTACGGATACCAAAGCTAGAATTCATGGTGCAACTGTTCATTCTATCTGCATAAGTCCTTGGCGTTTTGATCACGCTCGTAATGCTGCTCTTGCTCTTATTCCTAAAGATATTGATATTTGCGTTTCTCTTGATCTGGATGAGGTTTTAGAGCCTGGATGGCGAGAGGAAATTGAGCGGGTTTGGACTGAAGGCACTACGCGCTTGCGTTATATGTTCGACTGGGGGATGGGAATAAAGTTTCAATATGAAAAAATTCATGCTCGACACGGATACCATTGGCACCATCCTTGTCACGAATATCCCCGCCCGGATGGTCGAACTAATGAACAATATGCACATACAAACCGGCTTCTGGTGTCCCATCATCCAGACCCTACAAAAAGTCGTGGCCAATATTTGGATCTACTCAAACTTTCAGTTACCGAAGATCCTTTCTGTCCAAGAAATGCGTTTTACTATGCGCGTGAACTTTCGTTCCATATGCAATGGGAAGAGTCCATTGCTGAATGTAAACGCTATTTAGATCTTCCTGGGGCAAGTTGGCACAACGAGCGCTGCTATGCCTATCGAGTGATGGGCAAGTGCTATGAGGCCTTGGGGCGGAATGCAGAGGCGGAGACGGCTTATCATATGGCCTGTGCGGCGGCGCCGGTGACTAGGGAGCCGTGGTGCGAGTTGGCCATGCTCATGTATCGGCTGAGCCGGTGGGAGGAATGTTTTGCTTATTCCATGCGGGCTTTGAAGATTATTCATCGGGAGCAAGTCTATACCTGTGATCCGGCTGTCTGGGGTCATTGGGCGCATGACCTTGCCTCTATTTCGGCGTGGAATTTGGGTATAAAAGACATTGCTTTGGAACAGGCTAGATTAGCGCTTGAAAAGACCCCAAATGATCCTCGTCTTAGGGCCAATGTGGATTTTATGGAGGGGTTGTCATCGGCCTGATTTTATTGTAAAAATATAAAAGCCGTTTTTGCGGTCTTATATCGGCCGGCGGAGCCTTGCCACATGGATTCCCAAATGATTATTAACCTCGCAGCGGGGGCGATTCTTGCTGCGATGGGATGGCTTGCGCGCGTTCTCTGGGAGGCTGTAAGCAAGCTTCGGGAGGACCTCCATGAGTTAGAAGTAGAGCTTCCAAGAAATTACGTCCGCAAGGATGAATTTTCCGACAACATGCGGGAGATCAAAGAGATGCTTGGCAAAATCTTTGATCGTCTGGACAACAAGGTGGATAAACCCTGATGTCCCTAAACTATACAACGTATGTCGCGCAAATAGCCAACATCATGGCTGTTGATCCGACGACGCCGCAGTTTCAAACTATGCTCCCCGGCATGATCGACTACGGAGAGCAGCGCATTTATCGCGAACTTGATCTTCTCAATACGGTTACGAGAGATAATAGCGCGACGTTTACGAGCGGCAACCGCAACTTTACGCTGCCCACGACGGCAAACGGCAATTTTATCACCCTTCAGGGAATAAATGCCATCACGCCTGCCGGGGCAATTGAAAGCAACGGAACGCGCAGGGCTTTGCAGCCTATAACCCGTGACTATTTAGATACGGTTTGGAATAGCTCTTCCGGTGCTTCACTGCCGCAGTATTTCGCGATGATTGATCAGTTCAATATCATCGTCGGGCCTTGGCCGAATGCCAATTACTCAGTTGAGGTAATTGGCACAATCAGGCCAAACCCTCTATCAGCGACAAATCAAAGCACGTTTCTGACGCAATATCTGCCCGATCTTTTTTTGGCCGCGAGCATGATCTATGCGACCGGCTATCAGAGAGATTTTGGCTCTCAGTCAGATAATCCCGCGCAGGCCGTCTCTTGGGAAAGCCAATACGAGCGGCTTTTTGCTTCGGCAAATGCTGAAGAGTTGCGTAAGAAATGGGCCGGCCCCGGCTGGACAAGTCAGTCTGCAATCGCCAACCCGCCGGTAAGATAACATGCCCTTTGAAACCCTGCGTATCATTCCTAGTGTCGATGTTGAAAAGACACTGGCCGACAACGCGCAGGGCGTCTCTGAATCAAACTTTATTCGTTGGCGTGATAAGATCCCTGAGAAGCGTGGCGGATGCCAGCTTTATACAAATACGCAGTTCAGTGGTTACGTTACTGATCTGCACGCATGGCAGGGATTAAACAGCCAAAGATATTTAGGCATTGGAACGACAACAAACCTATACGCTTTCTTTAATAATAACGCAAAAGACATATCTCCCAGATTCAATACCGATGATGTGGCCCCCGACATATCATCAACGTCCGGCAGCAATGTTTTTGAAATAACGGATGCGGTGTTTACGCCTGTTTCCACGTATTACACCGTTGTGTTTAATACGCCTGTTTCTATAGGCGGCGTGGTGCTAAGCGGCGCATATCCGATTTATTCCATTACCGGCGCAACATCTTATGAGATCATTGCACAGGCTGCGGCAACAGCTACTGTCGCTAACGGCGGGGCAGTTCCTGAATTTGTCACGGCCAGCGGAAGCAGTTCTGTAACGGTCAATCTTGCTGATCATACATATCTCGTCGGTCAAGCTGTGTCATTCACCGTCCCTACAACGGTTGGCGGCATTGTTATACAGGGCACCTACATTGTCGAAAGCGTTGTAGCCGGTGTTTCATTTGAGATAATTGCCCAGAATGAAGCTACGTCGACCGACACTCAAGATATGAATGGCGGTGATCTTAACCTTACATACTGGATCACTGAAGCCCCATTGCCGCAGGGTACCGGATACGGGCTTGGCGGGTATGGCAATGGTGGATATGGAACTGGCGTAACTCCGGCCAATCCAAATCCGGGAACGATCCTTGCTGCTGATGAATATTATCTGGATAATTGGGGCGAGACATTAATAGTTTCCCCGAAGAATTATCCAATATTTACGTGGTCTCCAATATCTGGCTACCAGAATGCGGGCGTCGTGGTTAACAGCCCGCTTCAGAATCTTGGCGCGTTTGTCGCCATGCCCCAGCAGCAAGTCATGGCGTGGGGATCAACATACACTGGCTTGAGTGACCCGCTTCAGATCCGGTGGAGCGATGTGGGTAACTTCAATGACTGGACGCCTACAGTCACCAATCAGGCTGGTGGTTATCGTATACCAACCGGTTCGATTATACGGCGCGGTTTTCAGGGACCGTCGCAACAATACTGGTGGACTGATATTGATCTCTACGTTGCCCAATACACAGGGCCGCCGTTTGTTTATGGGTTTAACAAAATAGGGACTGGATGCGGTCTGATTTCGCCCAGAGCCGTCGCACAACTTGGTTCAACAGTTTATTGGATGAGCCAAAAGCAGTTTTTTATGACCAGTGGGTCAAATGCGCCGCAGCCGATACCGTGTTCTGTCTGGGATTTTATATTCCAAAATCTTAATTGGAACGCTGTTAATAACGTAGAAGCTGCGCCAAATTCGCAGTTTAATGAGATCAACTGGTTTTTCCCAAGCGTTAACTCCTCCAACGGGGCAAACGACGCTTATATCTGTTACAACGTCCTATACAATGAATGGGACTATGGTTTCCTGTCGCGGACGGCGTGGATAGATCAGTCAGTTTTGACCACTTCTAACGGTCTATATGGACCAATAACTGCTGGCAGCGATGGATATATCTACATTCATGAAACCTCAAACGACAATGCTGGCGTTCCGATCAACGCATCTTTCAAGACAGGTTATTTCTCCCTGACCAATGGAAATGATCTGGTTTTTGTTGATTGGGTGCTTCCTGATATGAAATGGGGTCAGTATTCACAGGCCCCGGATGCATCAATTCAGATGACGTTCAATGTCACTGATTATGCTGGTCAGACGCCAAAGGCATATGGTCCTTTCACATTCACGAAAGATACGCCGTATATTGAGCCTAGATTCCGGGGTAGATTCGTTCAAATTGTCGTAGAAAGCACAGATCCCGGAAGCTTCTGGCGACTTGGCTCAATCCGATATCGCTTTGCGACCAGCGGAAGAAGATAATGACAGATAATGCTATTATCACGGCTGCTCAAAATACTGTGATTGCTATTAATAATCTTGGCAAGAGTCTTTCGGGGCTAAGCGGACCCACAGGGCCGACTGGTTCAATTGGGCCAACTGGGCCAGGTATTGGAGCTACTGGCGCAACTGGGGCAACGGGTCCAACCGGTCCAAGCGCAATAGGGCCAACCGGTCCAATCGGCCCGACCGGCGCAATAGGGCCGACGGGTCCAAGCGGAGGCCCAGTCGGTCCGACTGGCTCCACAGGTCCTACAGGTGCAATGGCAACCATTTTAGGAACAGTAAATGTTTTGTCTTTTGGAGCTGTAGGTGATGGTGTAAATAATGATACAACAGCATTTTCTAATGCTATATCATCCATATCTGCCGGAACAGTAATTGTCCCTCCCGGTTTGTATTTAATAGATCCTATAACTATTCCTTCTTATATAAATTTAGAAGGGACGACTGTAGGGCCATTTGATGGTGTAAATCCAACATCTTCAACGACTGCGCCTACCATAATTGCAAATTCCGATACAGCGTCTTTAATAACTTTGGATGGATATAAAAGCTCTGTTATCAACCTATTGTTTTATTACAAAACAACTGGAGCAGCGGCCCAAGTAGATCCAACATCATCAACACCCACAAGCTTAAATCCTACAATATTAATGACATCTGCTGGAGGGCATTTTGTCAGTAACTGCACATTTGTAAACAGTTTTACTGCCATTAAAATAGAAGTTGGTCGCTGCACTGTTCAAAATTGTTTAATTGGGGCTTATTATCGCGGTATTTTAGTTGATGGAGCTTTAGATTGGGTAACAATTAGTAATGTTCAAAATCAAGTAATGTGGGATACTTATACTGGTCTTTCTTATCCTCAAAATATTGATGCTTGGGTATTAAATAATGGAATTGCGTTAGAAGCGAAAAAATGTGATAGTTTAATAGTTAGTAATTTTAGTGTTTATTCTAGATATTGCGGAATAGCATTTGAAGGATCTCTTGGAGATAATTGTTATGGTCGAGGAACAAATATTGATTTAGATTATGTTGCATATGGTGTATTAGCTACAACAACAAATAATACCGGTGGTGGATTTAAAATCACAAACATGGATGTCGGCGCAAATATGTCTGGCATCGGAACTGTTGGGCAAGTTTCTGTTTATCTTCCGTCTGGTTCTGCTGAACCTGGAAATATTATATGGGAAAACGGCTCAATACGCGGAACTTGGGCATTTAATAGTGGCAAACCAGAAGTAAATGACGGAAGTATATGGATAAATAATATTAGAGGCATAGACGGAACTTATACCGTCGGTCAGTTGCCGTCGGCTTCATTATCCGGTTCTGGTGCAAAATTATTCGTAACTGATGCTTCTGCGACAACATTTGCCTCAATTGTAGTTGGTGGCGGGTCGAACAAAGTGCCAGTTTATTCGGACGGAACAGATTGGAGAATCGGATAATGCCGCTTTTAAAAGGCAAAAGTCAGAAGACGATATCCTCAAATATCTCTGAACTGATGCATACCGGACGCCCCCAGAAACAGGCCATAGCCATAGCTTTAGACGCTGCGCGACGGTCAAGAGCCTCTGGCGGCGCGAATAAAAAGGTGTTTCATGGCCCAATCGTCACGCCAATCCCCGGAAGGACTGATCGGCTTCCTATCCATGTGTATTCTGGAAGCTACGTCATTCCTGCGGATATTGTTTCCGGTCTAGGCGAAGGCAATACGCTGGCTGGCTACGAGGCCATAAAGCGTATGTTTGGCCATCATCTGAAATCCAAATATGGCGTTCGCGGCTCCTATCACGAAAGCAGGGACATTGTTCCTGTTATCGTTGCTGGCGGCGAATACATTTTGACCCCGGAAGAGGTGGAGATTGCGGGGAATGGTGATCTTGATAACGGTCACGCCATTCTGGATGCGTTTGTAAAATCACAGAGGCTCAAATTGAGAAAGAAGCTGGCAAAGTTACCGGGCCCGGCGAAGGATTAGAATGGATATGGAACTGCAAAAGTGCCCTGACGTAAGATTGGCTGAATTAGACGATCTTCCAGAACTGATGCGTTTGACAAAGATAGCCTGCGACGAAGACGCCCAACATAGTTATGACGCCGAAAAAGTTCTTGGCGTTTTGCGCCTTCACTTTGAAAAGCGCGGCGGTGTCGTTGGCGTCATTGGCGACAGGGGCAAGGAATTAAAAGCCTACATCATTATGGTGATAAACGAGGTTTGGTATAGCCGGGACTCTCATGTCCAGGAACTAAGCCTGTTTGTTGCGCCCAATCATCGTAGGTCAAACTACGCCAAACAGCTTATGCAGTTTAGCAAGCAAACGTCAGATGTCCTTAATCTGGACCTCACGATTGGCGTTTTGTCTAACGAAAGAACGGCTCCTAAAGTCCGTCTGTATCAGCGTCAGTTCCCATCGGCGGGAGCTTTCTTCGTTTATTCTCCTAAGAATTAAGGGCTAATATCATGGGCAGCAAGGGCAGCGGCGGTGGTTCAAACCAAATGGGGTTCCAGGCAACTACGTCGACCTATACGCCAAACCCTGAAGCCATGGCGGCATATCGTAACGCCCTTGGAATGGCCGAAAACGTCGCTCAAATTCCATTTGAGCAATATCAGGGTCAAATGCTTGCCGGCTTTACGCCAGATCAGTTGGCTGCTTTTCAGGGCACGCGAGAGATGCAGGGCATGGCCCAGCCTTACATCAACGCGGCGGCTGGAGCGGTTAACAGGTCGCTTATGATGGCTGATCCCCGCAACTTCACGCCGGCTGCTCTCCAGCAATATTACAATCCATATCAGCAGAACGTCATTGAATCGACGCAACGCATGATGGAACAGCAGAACGCCCAGCAACAGGCTGACCTGACTGCCCGTGCTATTCAGCAGGGCGCGTATGGCGGCGATCGGTCTGGCGTTGCGCGCGCAGCCCTTATGGGTCAGCAGGCTCTTGCAAATCAGCAAGTCCTTTCTGGTCTTCAGCAACAGGGATACCAGCAAGCGGTTAGCCAGTATAATCAGCAACAGCAGCAGGCTATTGGCGCTGCGCAACAAGGCGCTTACAGCCTTGGTCAGCTTGGACTACAGGGTCAGCAGGCCGCCCTTCAGGGCATTCAGGCCCTGCTTGGCACAGGCGGGATGCAGCAGCAGCTTGGCCAGCAGCAGCTTTCTGCGGCTTACAATCAGTTCATGCAGGCGCGTGCTTACCCGTATCAGCAGGCCAATTTCTATGCTGGCATTGCGTCTGGCATTGCGCCAAACATGGGCGGCACAACCAATACTTTTGGCATCGGCAATAGCCAGACACAGCAACAGCAGGCGTCTGGCGGCGGTGGTGGCGCTGGCTTGATTTCGTCTGCGCTTTCGTTCTTGCCGATGCTTCTAGGCGGGTCGGATCGAGATGATAAAACTGATATCAAATATATCGGAAGGCACCCGGAAACCGGCGAAAGGCTTTATGAGTATCGCTATAAGGGAGATCCCAAAACCTATCCCAAGGTTGTTGGCCCAATGGCGCAGGACATCGAGAAAGACGAGCCTGAGCGCGTCCATGAGATTGGTGGCCATAAGGTCGTTGAGGGTCTTGGGCACTTAAAGCCCAGCGAAAGAGAAGGTCGCGCCGATGGCGGCGGGGCTTATGGCTCTTATAATGTCGATCCGTATGCCTATCAGCAGCCGGCTTATCAGGCTGACCAGCGATTTGATCCCGGATTCCAGACGGGGCTTAATGCCGTCATTGATCCGGCTATGGCGAATGAGATCGCCCGCAGCCGTTGGGTTTCTCAGAATCCAGATCAAAGCCAGAGCGATCAGGCTGTTAACGAGCAGATGCAATACCGTAACCCGGAATTTAATCTGTTCCCGTATTTTCAGGAAGGCGAGCATTCGCAGAGCCCGTTTGACGGCAACGCAGAACGTCCACAGATGTATGCCGACGGCGGTGGAGTTGGCGGATTTGGCGATCTGATTAAAGCCAAGTCGCCGTTTGGTGCGGCCAATGAATATATTGAGGCCCTGCCTATTACTCCCGGCAAGGCTCATATCCCTGAGCCTCCCAAGATGAATTGGCTTCCGGGTCTTCCGGGTGGCGGTCCTTCGTCCAGTGGCGGGGGCGGCGGTGGCGGCGGCGGCGGATCGCCCAAGCTCCCCAAGCTAGGCGGTTCAAAGGCGGCTTCTGCCGGTGCGCACGCCCCGGATGCGGCTATGGCTGGTGAACATGCGGCGGCGGCTGCTCCGGCAACCCATGATGCGGCGGCTCATGCTCCGGCGATGGATATGGGCTCCGCTCCTGCGCCTGCCATGGATGCTGGTCTTGGCGGTATGGGTGGAATGGGTGGCGGGCTGGAAAATATCTTTTCCGGCCTTGGCGGCATTCTCCCGATGTTTAATCGTGGCGGTCGCGCGCCCAAGGCGGATGGCGGCGCGGGCGGAATGGGTTCCAGCGGCTTCGCGGGCGCTCTTGGTCCGGGCGCTGGCGCAATCCCCGGCGTGATTGGAGAGCCCGGCAGCGGCACGCTTGGGTCTCTGACTTCTGATATTGGCGGCGCTCCCACCAAGGGTCCAATGGGCGACATGTCCTATAAGGGCTGGCTTGGCCGCGCTATGGAGCTTGATCCCGGTCGTCAGACGACGCCGGAAGAACAGGGTCAGCCTTCGCTTCCCAAACCCGGTTCTCAGCCGCCGCGGCAGTGGATGCCGGGCGAGTCTCAAAGCAAGGTGATTGGAAATCAAAACGAAGGCATTAACCCCATGCTTATGATGGGCATGGGCAAAATGGGTAGCGGGCTTGCCCTTGCCTCTATCATTGGCCAGCAGCAGGCTCAGCAAAACGCCTCCACAATGCAGAAAGAGGCGCAGGCCAAGCGCGCGGAGATCCTTGCCAAACCTCAGACGCCGGCTGGATATTCCACTTCTCTGGCGAGCAATATTGTCAATCCCCGCACGGGCCTGTTTAATGTAAACTATGGCACGTATTACATGCCGCCTTACGCGGCTGGCGGTCGGGTCGGTAAGGCTAATGGTGGAGGCTTTAATTACGGCCCCTCAATGCAGCTTTACTACGACATGATTAATTCTGGTAAAATGACCCCGGAGGCTGCGGCTGGTTACGCCGGAAACTTCTCATATGAGGCTTCCGGTCGCGGTAAGAACCAGATCAATCCTGCGGCTGTCGAGGGCGGTCAGCCCTTTAACAAGGCTGGCATTGGATATGCGCAATGGACGAATGCTCATCGCGGAAATCTTGGTCGCCACAGCGACTTCCTGAATTTTGCAAAACAAACTGGTCAGCCGTGGAATACGCATCTTGCCAACCTTGATTATTTTAACAAGGAGCGGTCTGAAAATCCGTTTGTTATGCGTGCTGATGAAAAGGTTCAGGCACAACCAACAATTCGTGAAGCCGCTACTCATGTCATGCAGGACTATGAGCGTCCGGGTGCGGCGGAGGCGGCGAAGTCTCTGCATCATCGGATCGGCATGGCTGAGCATATTGGCGACATCGCGCAGGCAGGAAATCCGTTTGAGGGCACTGCCCTTGCTGAGGAATCGGCTCGCAGTAATCAGGTGCTTGCTGAAGATCATCCTGAATTTACGACCGGCGGCCAGTTTGCGGAAGGTGGTCGTGTTTACATGGCGCGCGGTGGCGGCTTGGATGAGCGCACTTCGGCCCTTGCCAATCGGGCAATGAACTATTTCCTTAGCAAAGGCTACTCAAAGGCTGCTGCTGCGGGAATCGTTGGAAATCTTATCCATGAAAGCGGTGGTCATTTAAATCCTGCCGCTCATGGCGATTTAAGTCTTGGCGCGGCGCGTTCGGCTTGGGGCATTGGTCAGTGGCGTGAGAACAGGTTCAGAAATCTTCAGAATTTTGCAAAGGCCATTGGCCGGGATTGGAAAGATTTTGATACGCAGCTTGCCTTTGTTGATCGCGAGCTAAAGTCTGATTACCGGAATGCCTATCGAGGGATCACAAGCGCCCGGACGCCGCAAGAAGCGGCTGCGCAGATGATGATGTATTACGAAATCCCGCAACATCGCGTTGCCGGAGTTCCGTCTACATATAGGGGCTGGGGTCAGCGCGCCAATCTTGCTTCGATGCTTGGCGGTCAGGAATACAGCCCGACTTCAGCCGGTTCCTATGGCGCTCCTGCGACGGCACCGATCAGAACATTGGCTGTCCGTCCCCTTACCGGGGAGCGTGCGGGGGTTGTCGCGTCGGATAATCAGCCGACTCCTGCTCCTGCGCCCGTTCGTGCGGCTGCGCCTGCCTCGCCTTATCCCGGAAGCAACCTGAACCGGATCAATCCCGCCGACCCGTCTGGACCTCTTTTGGGAGATCCTGCGCCAAAGGTTGTCCCGGCGACCGCCCCGGCTGAGCCAAAGCCCGGATTTAATCTGGCCAGTTTAAGCCCCATCAGCGCGGCCTATGCCAGTGATCGTGGTGTTTATCCGCCGTCGCGGTTTGAAGGCCCGCCTATGTCGCGTGGGCCGGCTGAGCAGCGTATTATGAACCGTGGGCTTGATGTCGGTTATGGCCCTGATCACGACACGTATGGTCCGGGAATTTCTGAGGTTGAGGGTATCCGCACGCAGTTTGGCCAGACGCCTTATCAGAGGTCCATGCTGGCTGAAACTCCGTATGCCCAGACCATGGTTGGCGCTCCGCTAAGCCCATTTGACGATGGTTCTGGATTTAGCGAGGAAAAAGAAGTCGTCTCCGCTGACCGTAAAGAAGCGCCCAAGGCTCCCGCGTCCAAATCTGGAGAGGGTCCATATTGGGGCGATTACCGTGATTATGAGCCGTGGAAATCTGACCCCATCGGTGGGTTCTTTGATGAGTTAACCGGAGATCGCCCGCATTCCGCGCATAAGGGCGCGTCAATGTATGACACTGGCGCTGGCGAGACGCAGGGCGGTGGTTTTGATATTCTCAAAGAATTGGGCTTTGCCGATGGCGGCGCGGCTGAGACGGATGCGGATAAAACACGCAAACGCCCCGGTGTAAGCAGCACGTTTGATCCTCTTGGGTCATTGCCGGAGAGATTGGCTGCTGAGCAGTTGCAGCGGATGTCAATCAACCCGAATACGCCCGCGAAGCGCCCCGGCTGGGGAAGTTCTTTTGACACGCTTGGTTCGTTGCCAGAGCGACTTGCGATGGAGCAGCGCGCCAAAATGGCGGCGGAACGTCCCGTCTACCGTCAAGATCCGAATTTCCGACCGACCTATCATGCCAACATGGGTCCGATGGTATCGGAAATGACGCAACGTCAGCTTCCTGATTGGAATCCAAACATTCCGGCTCAGCAGGGCGGTTATCCTTCAACCATTGGTCAAATGTATCCGGTTGAAAGTGTCGTGGCTGAGCAGGCTCCGCAGCCTACCCCCGCATCTGGCGCAGGGGCAGAGATGCCCGCTCCGGCGGCTTCTCAGGGTGCCCGTTCGGCCCCGCAAGCCGGTTCTCAAGGCGAAAATGGTGGCCCGTATTGGGGTGATTATCGCGATTACGAGCCGTGGCGCTCCGATCCGATTGGATTGGCTTTTGACCAGATTATGGGTGAAAAGCCGCATTCTTCCCACAAGGGTGCGTCAATGTGGGATGTTGGCGGTGGTGAAACCGCTCCCGCAAGCCTTGGCGACCTGTTCAGGCAGTTTGGTGGTCGCGTAAAGATGCAGGATGGCGGTGATCCGCTTGCTGGCCTTGATTCTGAATTGTTCAGTCAGGAGCCCATGGCAGATGATCTTGCCGGGTTTTCCCCGCAGGCGCTTGCTGAAGCTACTGCGCCAGAATCGGAAGAGCCAATTGTAGCCACTGACAGGCAGGAACAGCCTGTTCAGCCGGCGGCAAAACAGGGCCTTGGTGGTCTTCGTTCCCCCATTACGGGACAGCCCATGGAGTTTGGTCCCTTGTCGCAGGCCATGCTTGCGGCTGGCCTTGGCATGATGGCTTCGGATCGCGTTAATCCGCTTCAGGCGATTGGCGAAGGCGGATTGCGTGGACTTGAGTATTATCAGGAAGCAAAAGCTGGCGAGAGAGCAAGAGAAGCCGCTAATGAGCGTCTTAGCCATCAGCGCGCCAAAGAACGCGCTGACGAGCTTTATCGTCAGAACGCTCTTGAGCTTCGCCGTAATCTTCTGGAAGCCCAAGAAAGAGCCAGGATTGCAAACGAAAAGCGTCTGGAGTTGCAAAGTAGCCCTGATTACAAGGCTCGCGTTGCTCAAGAAGCGGCTGAAGCCAAGAAACTTGCTGACATTGGAATCAAAACTCAAGAAGATGCCATGTCGGCGCAGGGCAATATTTCGCGTCTTAGCAACTTTGAAAAGGCTCTTGAAGAAGCGCGTTTCAGGACCGGCGCAGGGGCTTCTGTTGAGCTTGCGCTTCGTCGTGGCGCGGCTGCTCTTGGCTATGGAGACGAGGAAGCCGTCCAGCTTATGGGTGACTTTGAGTCTGGAGCAATCAAAGATTTGCTGACAAACGCTGGTGGATCGCTTGGTGCTGGTATCTCCCGCTCTGACGCTGAAACCCTCGCCAAGATGTCCACAAGTCTGTCCAAATCTCCGGCTGAAAACCTTAGCGCCATTCGCGCGGCGAAAGCGGTTGAACAGCGCAAAATTGATATTGCTGAGTTCCAGCGGCAATATCGTGAAGCCCATGGCGGGGTTCTTGATGGAAATTATTACAATGAGCTTTCCAAATGGGCGGCTGCGCATCCGATAACAGCTACATTGGGACAGACAAAATCCAAAGAAAGCAAGTCTTCAGGACAATCGGAATCAGCTCCTTCGTCTCAAAAAGTGATCATTAATCCTGTGACAAAAGAGCGTATGAGACTGAACGCTGCGGGCACTGGATGGGAGAAATTCTAATGGCAAATGAACTTCCTCCCATTCCTGAAGGATTTGAACTTTACAAGGGAGGGGATGAATCTCTCCCAGAAATTCCAGAAGGCTTTCAGTTATCAACTGAAGAAAAACGACCTGAAGGCGGAGTTGGTGAAACCATAGCAGCCGGACTTCGTGGCGTTCGTGAAGCCATACCGTTTGGCCAAGATATAGGTGCGGCTGCGACTGCTCCATTTACTGGCCGTTCGTTTGGTGAAGAAAAGCGCCATCAAATGGAGAGAGATGTTCAGCTATCTAAAGAACATCCTTATGCTTACGGCGCAGGCATGGCCACTGGAATTGGCGCGCAATTGCTTGCGCCAGAAGTCGGCTTGGTCAGGTCTGGAATGGGATTTCCAGCTAAAGTTGCTGCCGGTAGTGCAGAGGGTGCGTTATACGGATTAGGTGAAGGCGTAACACCTGAAGAAAGACTTCAAAGCGCCAAAACGGGTGCTTTATTCGGTGCTGGCGCAACCGCTGGGCTTACTGCGGCTGGAAAAGGTCTTGAGGCTGCTGGCGCTGGCGCAAGTCGTCTTTTTAGGGGTCCACAGGCGCAGGCGGAGCGGGCCATTGGTGAAGCTCTTGAAACTGACATTCGTCGTGAATCTGAAAGACTTACGCCACAAGAAATCGAAGAAGCAGTAAAACGCGGCCAGCCAATTCTTCCTGTTGATGTTGGTGGTGGCACTCTTGCTGGGGAGCTTCGCAAAGCGACAAATATTTCCCCGGAAGCAGAAGCTACAATATATGGGCCGCTGAAAAAACGATATGTTGAGCAGCAGAAACGGTATCAGCAGCACCTTCAGGGCCTTATGGGGCATGATTTAGATGCGGCTGGTATGCAGGAGGATCTTCGCGAAATTGCCCGTGGTATCAATCGCCCGGCCTATCGCGCGGCATATGATTCTCCAAATGCTCAAAATATCTGGAATCAGGAGCTTGCAAATATTGTCAATGCACCTGCGGTCCAAAGCGCCATTGAACCAGCAATGGTCAAGATGAAGAATAAAGCCGTCCTTGGCGAAGGGCCAGATATAGAGCCGATATTTGTTTCTGATACCAAAGGCAATGTAAGGCAGGGATTGCCTAAATCCCTTGAGTATTGGGACAACGTAAAACAGGCCATGGATGACAAGATAGGCGCTTTAAAGCGAGCCGGAGATTCATCTTGGGTGGATATAAATAAAATCAAAAACAGGCTAGTCGCGGCTCTTGATAAGTCTGTTCCAGAGTATGCGAAAGCTCGCTCTGGCGCAGCCATGATGTTTGGCGCTGACAATGCATTTGACGCGGGGCTTTCATTTCTTGGCACCAAAAGCACGTTAAATTCTGCTAAAATGAAAAAACTTGTTGAGTCCATGAAGCCAAATGAGCGTGAAGTATTTGCTCATGGCGTTGCGGCTAACATGCTTTCACGTATTCGCGACCGCAGAGAACGATCAGATATATCGAAGCTTTTTGACTCCCCCGAAGAGCGTGAAAAGATTTCCATGGCCCTTGGGCCAGAAAGAGCGGCAAAGTTTGAGGCTTTCCATCGTGTAGAAAACATAATGGATAGAGCCTATCAGGCTGTGGTATCCAATTCTACGACTGCCAAACAATACGCGCGATCTCAGGATCAGGGATACGCAAGAAAGATTATAGGAAGGTTGCCTTATATGGGAGGCGAGGCCGGTTTGGCTGGCGCATATTCGCACTCTCTATCTCAGGCAATACTTCCTGTTCTACTGGATTTGACCGGGACGACAATAAAGCACGTTTCTGATAAACGCAGAATGGCTTCTGTTGAGAAGCTTGGGGAAATGCTGGTTTCTCCCGATCCAGCCGTCAGGCAGCAAGTCATGGATATGATTTCTTCCAAGCCGTCTGCAATGCAGAAGCTGCGTAACATTGATGCATCCTTGCGCAGGATGGCAATTGTTGGCGGCGTTGAGCTAAATAGAGAAGAAAGAAAGTCTGGTGGCAAGGTTTACCCTGCCAAGCGCCTTTCATTGCTGGAAAAGGCTGCGCTTAAAGCTCATAATGACCTCGCAAATGGTTCTAGGCCACTTATGGAGATGTCGGACGAGCAAATCGCCGCCGGCCTACATGACGCTAAAGAAGGATAACGACGGTGCCCGATTCATATACGACAGGTAAACTTGGCCTTATCGAACCGGCCCGTGGCGGTTATGTAGACACATGGGATGAACCGCTATATGCCAATTGGCAGACGTTAGAGGCTGCTATTTCCGGCACGACAACCCTGACGTTGACAAATGCAAACGTCGTTTTGACAGTCCCGACGTTCCCGACAAACAATGATCCGCCGACCGTCTCTACGTCGTGTCAGAACCTTCGGCTTTATCTTACGGGCACGCTTGCGGCCAACTTAACGGTTTTCATCCCGGCAACTGTAGGTGGCTTCTGGATCATTGATGATGCTACAATCGGTAGTTTTACTGTAACGATTAAAACGACTGCGGTTGGATCGACGGGGGTTAATTCTGCCCAAGGAAAAAGCATAATTGTTTTTAGCGACGGAGCAAATGTTAAACTTGCCGATAGCGGTATTATTCCGCCAGTTCCTCTTGCGGTTCCAATTGGAACTATTCTTAGTTATGCGTCAAGTTCGTCTTTGCCGACCGGGTATTTAAATTGCAATGGAGCCGCAGTATCAAGAACTTTATATTCTGATCTTTTTTTAGTAATTGGGACAACTTGGGGCGTTGGAGATAATTCAACAACCTTTAATGTTCCTGATCTTCAAAACATGTTTATTCGAGGCGCGGGAACTTCTCCTGTAGGAACATTTGAAGCAAACACGTTTGGTTCGCATACTCACGGTGTAAATGACCCCGGCCATACGCATACACAATCGCAAGGCCAACGTGGCGCTTTTGGTGGCGTTAACCCTGTTCCAAATGGTCTTACTGGCACCAATTATGTTAATCAGCCAGCAATTGCTTCAGCAACTACAGGTATAACAATCGCAAATTCGGGTGGTTCTGAAACGCGCCCGGACAATAAACGCGTTCTGTATATCATAAAAACATGATGCATCCTGACGACTATGACCTTATTATTAAAATATGTAAGACCGTAGCCATAATATGGATGTGCGTTCTATGTTATAAACTAGGCCAAGGCGTCTACCTTGAGTTGAGGAATCTACAATGAACATGGATTATTTCTTCGACCGTATAAGGCGCTCCTGTTTTGGCGGCAAAATGACCCAAAAACAGGTAGATGGCGTTAATAAAATCATCGCCTATCGCGATGAAAAATGGCCCAAAATGCCGGATACGGAACTGGCATATCTATTGGCTACCGTTATGCATGAGACGGCATTTACGATGCAGCCAATAAAGGAAATGGGCTCTCCGGCGTATTTCAGGACAAAGCGGTATGCGCCAAAATGGATCGGTCGCGGTTTAATCCAGATTACGTGGAAATACAACTACGAGAAATTCGGGATTGCGGACGATCCCGATTCCGCTCTCAAATGGCCCGTTTCTCTGGACATCGCCTTTCGCGGCATGATCTTTGGCATGTTTACGGGCAAGAAGCTGTCGGACTACATTAAGCCGGGAAAAGCTCCTGACTTTGTCGGCGCTCGTCGCATTATCAATGGCACTGACCGTGCAAGGCTTATTGCTGGCTATGCCAATTCCTATCTTGACGCTCTAACTCAGTCCAAGCAGGAGCCGGGAAAATGAGAGAAACTTTCGTATATCTGCTAGTGGCAGCTATGTATTCTGTCATATTACTTAGCTTTAGCGTTCTGGCGGGTTGCGAAAGCGCCAAGTATGTTGAATGTGTTATGCGAGATAACACCAGAAACCCCTGCAATTAGGAGGCTGATATGCACAATTTGCTTGTAAACTGGAAAACCACGATCTCCGGCCTTATCCCGCTTGTGGCTTATGGCCTAAACTATGCCGGTCTTTGGCCTAGCGTTATTCCGCTTCCGCCGTTTGATCAGGTCTGGCCGTTTGTTCTGGCTATTGTCGGAATCGGTGGCGCGGCAAAAGATAGCAATGTCACTGGTGGCAATATTCAGCAATGAACATCATCATCTCGATCCTGATTGGCCTTCTTATATCGGCATATGTAGTCTACAAAATAGGAACGTCGATATCCGAAGAAATGGGCAAGATGGAAGCTGAGAATGATCGTCTAAAAAAAGACATGGATATCGCCAAGAAACGTGCAGAGGAAATGGCGAAGGATCTTTCCCGTGAGGATGTTGTTGACGATCTTCGTAATGGCAAGTTCTAGCTTGGCCGGATGTTCTACTCAAATACAGGCGGGGAATGGTTGTCCCCCGCTTGTTCAGTATAGCGCGCAGACACAGCGCAAAGCTGCCGACGAGCTAGAGAAGATGCCCAAGGACTCCGTCGTCGCCAAAATGATCGTGGATTACAAGAAGACCCGCGACGCCTGTCGCATTACGATGTAAGATCGTCTACCGATGTCACCACGGCATCCATGCGGGCCGTCTCAATGATCGGCTTTCCGTAGGGGTCTTTTGGGTCTTGGGCAATCCATTGAACAGCGACGGGTCCAACTCCCTCCGCCATCCAATATCGAGCGCCACCGCCCGGCTTCCCATCCCAAGCCTGTAGATATGTAAACCTCAAAACATTGTTGTAGATCACGCCCGTCTGCACGCGGAAGGTATCAACCAGGGCTTCTACGCAGACAATCTGCACGCCCTTTGCCATTGCCGGCGGCCATGATTGCAGAAGGCTCATTTTTGGGTAGCAAACGAATGTGCCCCCAATGTCAAAATATTCGCCCCATCCGATGGGCGGAGACATTACGACCTTCTTGCCGGGGTAGTCATCCCGCCATTCGTTAATCCCGCTTCCGGCGTTGTATCTATAATACCATGTGTCTTTCCATGTCAGATGCGCGTCATAGTCAATGTAGAGCATTGAGTCTGACCCGGCATCATAGGCGAAAACCGCTGTGATCGGCGGCATTGAATCGTCCAGCGCCGTGTAGTCAAAGCGCCTCAATTCGTTTGTTTTGAATATCGGCCAGTAGGCCGGCATAAATATTTTAGACATTTTCAGTCACCTCCGGCAGGACGGACATAACAACATCCAGCTTTTCCCATTCATCTGTTCCACGCTGAAGCTGTAGCTCCCATCCCACGTTTACATATGTGTCATTGCCGTCCTGATCTTTTTGGATCTGCCAGTGCTGGACGACGCGCAAATCTGTTACGGCGGGTATCTTTGGCTTACGGGCCGGCATTAAAACTTGCTCCTTATTGAGGCAATCAGAGAAGATATCGGGTTAGCTGTAAGCGAATGGCTTACAGGCTTAACCTTGACTGTCCGGTAGCTATCGCAGGGCTTGACGCCAAGGTTGACAAGGTCGTCATAACGCAGGGTCGTTTTTGCGTTGTAGTATTTGGAGATATTGGGCTCCAGCCGCTGCCTGATCTGGACCGGGAGATTGCTCATCATAATGGCCGTAATGTCCGGCCTGACCATCCCAGTATCCTTTTCGTATGCCTGATGGGCTTTAACCACAGCATTAGGCCCTACGCATACTTTAGGAACTGATAAAGCCAGCACGCAAGCTGATCGGCAAGATCCAAGGATTTTAACCTGTCGGCCTTCCAGGCTATACTGGTAAGCCATTTCTTCATACTTTTTAACCAATCCGCCGCCGTCTTCATAGATGGCAACCGGTTCGTGGTTTGGTGGGGGTGCAACAAAATCGCCCATGATTTTCCTCCATTCCCCACCAATCTAGCCTAATCTGACAAAATGTCAAATTATTTTACGGGAGTGACCTTTTTAGCCGTTGGAACAGGCGCAGCCGCCGCTATTTCTGCCTCAAGGCCCTTTTCCAGAATGTCATTGATCCGCGCCATAGTCGGGTTGCTGGGCTGGAACTCAGACACAAGCGGCTCATGGTCGCCGCCAATGGCGTAATCCGCAGAAAGGGCAAGCGCACGCTCAATGATGCGCTCCCGGCGGACCTCGTCGTCTGTATAGGGCTCATTCCCACGCCCATGCGCCTCGCGGGAAGCCTGAACCGCGTTTCTGGCGATCGACCGGCAACGGGTCTCCAAATCCACGCTGGCGTTTGTAACAACCGCCAGACGGGCAACGTCAATGCTCATTTTGGTTCTCCTTTCGCACTTGAATGATCGTGTTTACTTTCGGGCCAGTGCGCTGCCCAAAAGGATTCCTGCGAATTTTACGTTTGATGGCAGCAAACACGCCAGACGCGGAAATGGCCATAAGGGCTCCGGTTAAAGATAGCCCGATATAGACCAACGTCATTGCATTGATTCCTGCATAAGCATCATTTCGTATTCGCGGTTATCTGTATCAATCTGATTCTGAAGCTGCTGCAAAAGCATCATGTCTTCAGCGTCAGTCTGAGCAGCCTTTAGCTCATCAATCTGACGCTGCAATTCTGCGCTGTTGTCAGAATCATCATTGAAGGGTCCGCCATACACGCGGGGACCATAGGGAGAGAACTGATTCCGCCCACTGTATGGGCTGAACCTGTTGCCGTACGGCCCAAACCGATTGCATGGGCTGTCCGGGTAAAAGCAGTTATTCCACTTCGACCAAGGGTTGTTTATGCCGTCTGGCGCAAACCGATTGCTAGACAGGCTACCGATGTAGTCATCCGCCATAGCGCCCGTTGAGGCGATCAGGGCAACCGCAAGAATCAGTTTACGCATGTCATCCTCCATATGTATAGCATTTGCTATCATGCATGGCACAGTCTGTCAATTATTCAAACATGCCACGCCGGGGCGGCAACGGCATCTTTTCTTTCTTTTCCCGCTTTGGAAATCCGCGAGACTGAATTTTCTGTTTCGGGACATGCGCCCCGATGTGACGCGCCTCTACACGTTTCGCTTTTGCGATCATAGCCACGTCTTCTTTTGTCTTTTCTGCATGACATGGGATGCAAAGAAGTCGGCTATTTTCGAATGTTGGTTCTCCCAAGAGCCCGTCTGCGCGGATATGGTCTATCTGAAACTTGGTGCAAAGCGCGCCACATCCTTCGCAAAATACCTGTCCGCCTACGGTCGCAGCCTTGATCCGCTGAACCATGACGGCTTTGGTAAAGTTACGCCTAGCCATTGAACATTAGCTCTATAATATCTGGATGCTTTGACAGATAATCCGCAGGAAACCTAATTCCTTTTATTGTTAAGCTTCCAATGCCGTCACCAAGTATCTTATTATCCCAATCATCTTTTGTTCTACCATCGGTAAGATGATGGCAAAAAGCACAGCATAAAACTAAATTATCTACTGAATCATTTCCTTTATCACATTTAGGAATTATATGGCACCTTTCTACATAGCCATAGTCCTTGCCACATTCCATACATTCATATTTCTTACCTTTATATCCACGACTCTTATGATAATTATAAATAGCCAACTTACTTGGCATGTTACGTTTTTGTTTAGCCATCATTCATTTCCAAGGTTTGGCAAATTGCATGTTCAATCAGCCACGATTGGGATCTTCCCGTTCTACGTGATAGTTGACGTAACCTTTTCAGGATCGGTGCAGATATCCTTACGTTAAGCTGAACCTTTACAATTTGCGTTCGGCTCTCTCTGTTGCCTCGCGGCTTTGTTGTTCGCTGAATCGCATCTTGATCCATTCGAGTTTGACCTTGGCTAGGTTGGCTGCTGTCTTTGCTTCTACCATCTGGGTTATAAAGGCCATCCATTCGGGAGAAGACTTGACGGTTAGCTCCGCTTTGCTAACCGCCATGTCCCCAAGGACAGCCATTTTCTGGGCCAGAACGGCGCTTTTTGTCTCTTCAAACATACGCGCCGTGCTGTCCAGTTCAACCCATTCTTTCGCAGCCAATCTATACCGCTCAGAAAGGGTCTCTGACATTAGAACTCGTCCCCGCTGTTCCCGCCAAATCCGCCTGAGCGATTATTGTCAGGGCCTTTTTCGCGCGGCTCGCTGAACGACAGGGACATAAAGTTGGTCCCGCTCTTTGACTGTTTAATCCAGCCAGCAACCCGGTATTCAACGCCATTAATCTTGGCAGTTCCCGTCCGGTCGGGATGGTTTTCGGTCTTCTTGTCTTTGTTGACAAAAAGGCTTCCGGTCATATCCTTGATTTCGTATTTGTCAGCCATTGTTTTCACCCTTTGCTTCTTCGATTATCTGCTTGTGAATAGTCTTATATTCACGCACAATCAAAGCCTGATCCGATAGTGTCAATTTTGACTTGTTTTCCTTATTGGTGACGGTCCAGATTGCAATGTCGTCAGATGTTTTACATTTTCTCAAGTCTTCCATCATTGCCGCCAGAAGCTTTGCCGACTCCTCATTTGAGGCGTTGCTTGTGGTAATCGTTGTCGCCTTGTTTGCTGTATTGCCGTCATCATCTTCGCCGGCAATGCCAACCGCCGCAAACAAAGCGCCGCGCCGTGCATATGTCAGAGCGGCTAATCCATCTTGCGGTTTGTATGGCACTCCTATGACCGGGTAATGGCTTGCAAGCCATTCTCCGCTTGTGTGGCCTATGACTGTTTCCAGCATAAGCAGCGTATCCGTCAGGTATGTTCTCTGGAAAACACATAGACCTACGGCGGACAGGGCGTCGCGAACGACATTCAGACCTTCGTCCAGCGTGGTATAGGTGTTTTTGAAGTGAGAATTTTTGGCATTCTTGACGGGATTCTGTATCGTTTTCTGCGCTTCAGCCAGAGCGCCAAAGATCGCTCCGACTGTCTCACTCTGAAACGGACTTGCCATTCTGTTTCTCCTTTATCTTTTCTCTTGTTTTCTGAACGTCTTCGTTAAGCTCTTTGATAAACGTGACAATCATTTCCCTCATCGTTGCGATAAATATTTCGTCCCGCTCCACTCTCTGGATGTATAGCTGACCGCCTTCCGGCATACGCGGATCGTAGCATACGAAATCGCACCATTTACGCCCTGTGCAATCTAGCTGCATCTGTATCTGCGTCTGCCATTTCAGCGGAATTACGTCGGTCAGAAAAATGTCGAGGAATGTCGCTGTATTGGGGCATTTGATTTCGATAAGCCCGTCATCTCCAACAAGGCCATCAGGGCTACAGCCAGCGCCCAGAATATCAGGATGGTCAACAAAACCGACTTCGCTGACTGTGTCAAAGATCGTGGCTGCATAGGCTGCACGGGCGTTTGGCTCCTGTTCTGTCCCCCATTTCATGGCGTCGGATGTGAATCCTGTCGCTGTATTGCCGGTCAGAATCTCCAAAAGCAGTTCAGCTTTGTAATTTTGCCGGCTGGTTGAGAAACCGGTTTTGGTTCTGGCCATGATGTCCGCAACGCGGGAGGCTGTTACCTTGCCCCTCCGCGCGGCGAACCATTCAGGCGTTCCCTGAACGATTGCATTTGGATCATTCATGTTCCATGCCCCTGGTTGCTTCTGCCTCTACCATTTTCCACGCCTCATTAAATGCAATCACGGCAACCGATAGATGCTTTGCATATTTGAGGTCAACAAATATTCCAACCTTATCCGCTATCCCGTCGTCAGGCGTGTCGCCAATCTCTATGGCGATGGCCTTCTCGCTTTTGTATATGTTTGCCTTTAGCGGCCCGTTAGCAAAATATAAAATGGCTCCACCTGTTCGCATGTTGGTTCTCCTTATTAGTAGCAGTAGTCTTCTTCGTAGTTCTGACTTTCAATGTCAGTGTTTATTGCGTTTTCTATCTTTGGATTTCTGGCCAGAACCTGAAACAGCTTGCCAGTTACCTTGAAGGCTGGCCCCATTCCGTCCAGCCCCCGATCTTCCATAAGGAAGATGTCCTGAATAGACCATTCCGGTCCCCATCCCGGCTCGCCGCCGTTTTCGTAATCTATGATGAAGGGCGATCCAAGGCTTTCGATATAATACTCAACCTCAGCCTCAAAGTCGTGGCCCATGAAGTTGATATATGTGCTGGCGCTTGAAACTATGTTTCCCATGTCGGTTCTCCATTCCGCCACTGTTCTATAGATAGCAAATGATAGCATGTCAAGACAGGGGTTGACAAAATGTCAGAATACCATGTAGGTTCTGGTCATGGCTAATCATTCCCTTTCAAATCCCAAAACGACCCCACTAATCGAGAGCATCGCTTTGGCGCTAGGCGCGAAGAAAAATGCTGTTTACCAATGGCGCAGGAGGGGCGTCCCCCCTGCGTGGCGAATTGTGATAATCAAGGAAAGTCAGAGAACGAAGAACCCTTTGACCCTTGACGATTTCCCTGACGATATAGTGGTGGTGAAATGACTGACGATCTCCACGATGAGGCGGCAAAATATGCCCGCGTAGACAAATCAACGGCGGATTGGAGGTCGCAGATGCTTCAATCCCTGCCTGAAGACATACCAATGTATACGGCTGAACGGTTCAAGTATTACAAAGAGGCTGGCATACCCGAAACTGTATACAAGGATCTTGATTCTCAGGTTTTGCATTTGGCTATGCAGGCCAGATTTCCGGGACAGAATTTATGGTAGCCATACGCAGGCAGATAGAGTCTGGAATACAGCGGGGGATCGTTCAATACATCCGATCCGTGCTGCCAAGGGCGGTTCTGTTGGCAATCCCTAACGGGTCTCAAAGAACAGCTTCAGGTCGCCCTGCGAATGCTGTTCCGGGCTTTTTGGCCGGCGCTCCAGATTTGGTTCTGGCACTTCCAAATGGCCATGTTGTGTGGATAGAGGTCAAGTCTCCGGTTGGTCGGCTGAGCGATAATCAAAGGCATGTTCATGCTTTGTTAAATTCTATAGGGCATGACGTAATATTGGCTAGATCAATAGACGATATTCGGGAAGCGTTTGCGTATTTAAAAATAAAAACAAAAGACAAATGGAATGGAGAGCAGGAAAATGACAAGGACACAACTGGTCTGGAAACCTGAATGGATAGATCACGCAAGGTTGATCTTGGCTGCTGGCGGTAGCTTTGGCAACGCTGCAATCGGCGTTAGCAATAAATTTAAAGTTACAGTCAGCAGAAATGCAATGATCGGAAAGTTTGGCAGGCTGAAAGAGGCTGGCGAGCTTAATTTGCCGGAACCAGAAATCTGGAGGGGCAAATCAATGGTTACTCTTGTCAGCTACTGGAACAGGGGCGTATCAGCATCCGAAATAGCCAACATCTTTGAGGTAGAGACGCCTACCTTGAGAAACAAAGCATACATGTATGGTATGCACCCGCGCGGATCAGAAGCGGGTTTGAGGGTAATAAAAGACAATCCAAAATATCTACAGAACAAGGCTCCTGCGTTTGTAACAAAGATGAAGGAGTTTATGAATCCAAAGGCTCTGGGTCTGGACATAATGGATCTGGAAAGAAAAATGTGTCGATTCGTAATTGGCGACAAACCATTCTACTTTTGCGCAGCCCCGGTAGAAGTTGGTTCGCCAGTCCCTTACTGCTCATATTGCAGGAAGGTCATGTATGTTCCAGTAAAAAGGTAAGGTTATGTTGGTCGAACAGCAAGAAAGAGACAACATCGTCGATCAATTGGAAGAATTGCACAATTCGTCCGGCGTGGCCATTTTGAAAGTCGCGTCTAATGAGTTGCGCAGGCTGTATTCTATCCTGAATGAAAGGGTCGCCAAGGTTGACGTAAAACAGGCTGAAAATATTAACGTCAGAATGGCCGTTGTAATGAGAACTTGCGCAAAGTATTTCACTCTATCCAAAGAGGAACTTACGTCGCATCAGCGGATGGCCTGTTATAACATGCCACGTCACATAACCATGTATGTGGCACATAAAATCACAAAACTATCTTACGTGCAGATAGGCAAGTGGTTTGGAAACCGGGATCATTCGACGGTTATCCATGCCTGTCACAAGATCCAGAACATGATTGAAGACAACAATCTCGAATGTCTGAAGCAAGTAGAGCAGATCATCGCTCTTTGCAAAACAGAAGCCCTGCGTGAACATCAACTCATAGAGGATGCCAAGATATGTCAGAAGAAAATTCCGAACTTGTAAGTCTCAATGAACATGATCTCAGGGTTGCGATCCTAAAGACCGTAGAGGGCTGCACGTCATTTCTGGATGGCGTGGTTCAGGAAAATAAAATGGACGCCGCCCAGATGATCATGGTTTCCGTAAACGTGGCGGCTCATTTGATGGCCAGAAACATTCTGTTTGCAAACGGACCAAAGGGTCGCGTCGATCTGTGCAAGCATATGTTGTCAGACGCCGCTGAAATCATTAATGACGCCCGCAATCACATAGACGTTTCGGAGCGTGAGCTTAACAATACCATCATCCGGCCAAATTGACCGGGCCCAGAAAGGACGACGGCGGCTTGACTAAAAGCCAGCCGCCGTCTACTCTGGGAAAGGTTCGGGGCGGCAACCCCTGACCGATGACACTGGAAGAGAGCGAAGGAACCAACGCTATGCCATCGGCTAGCAATACAAATACCCCCAAAAAGCCCCGTGATCAAGATGCCGCCTTCGTTGAGGCGGACATTATTTCGAATCTGCGGCTAACTGCGGACTTTGCCGAACTGGCAGAGCGCCACGCGGCTATTTTCGACGAAAACGGTTTCCGCTATTGCGTTGACCGATTCCTCGATCATGCCCGACTTGTGTCTACAAACATCAAGAAGCTGAGGGATTTAGGCTAGAGCTTAACAGTAATACGGAACCCGCAGATGCCGTCTGTCGGTGCAGCAATCCTGCCGTGAGGTTGGGCGCTGGTGCGGGTAACGAAGTGGCCGACCTACTTCTACGGTCGGGCGCAATGAGGCACCTAATGGCGTGCCAGTTCCTGTAAGTCGCCTGCATGGCTTATAGGGATCACCGATGGGTTGGGAATCTGTGGGAATGGGGGGTCAATGCCATCCGCCTCCTGCCGCAAGGCTGAAACCACAATGCAGGGGCGCTGACGGGGCTGGCTCCGAAAGTGCATCAACCCCCGGCAACGGGGGAATTGCGCCTTTAAAACCTCACCAAAAGTGCATCGAAATGACCGACGATTGGGACAAACCCACGCCTATCAGGAACACCACGATTGCTGACGTTTTGAAGGACGGAAGCAAGCGGGATTACCTGAACGATGAGTTCAAGAGACTTGCTGACAGGGGAAGACAGGCAGAACAGGCTGTAGCTCGATACCTTGAGCGTAACGGGTTTGAGGTTCGGTTGCCTGAGAAGAAGATACGTGAGAACATCGAAGACAGACACAAGTTCACTGATGAGGGCGACTTGTTCTACCGCAAAGTTGGTAGTGAAGGTCACTGGCATAGAGTGGAGGTCAAGAGTCACGATTACCGGACGCCGCCGTTTACTTGCATTGCAGACTTCCCGTTTAAGGATGTGATACTTGAGCGGGAACATCGGATGAAAGAATCGTTCCCATATGTGTATAAGTGGGTGATGGTTTCGAGTGATTTCAGATATGCTGCGGTTACGTCGTTGGAAAGCTGCATATACTGGTATAAAGAAACAAGAAAAAAGAGAAACTACGGAACGACTGAGACAGATTGGTATGTTCCTGTCGGTCATACCAAGATCATAAAATTGGGATAGGTCAGATGGAGCTAAGACACTATCAGGCGGAGGCTATTCGTAACCTTCGCCAAGCCATAGCAAACAAAGAGAAGCCTGTTTTGTCGGCCCCAACGGGATCTGGCAAGACGCTGATTGCTTCGGAGATTTTTTCGTTGGCGAGGGCCAAGGGGAAGCGGGTTGTATTTGTCGTGCCATTCCTGTCACTGATTAATCAGACATGGAAGGCTTTTGAACGCGCCGGGATTGATGGTCGGGACATGGGGGTGATTCAGGCATCCCATGAGCTAACCGATTACTCAAAGCCGGTTCAGATTGCGTCGGCGCAGACTGTGGAGCGCAGGACGCTGTTGCCAAAGGCTGACATTGTGATTTTCGATGAATGCCATATAAAGAGGAAAATATACAGCCGCTGGATGCATGAGTCCCCGGATGTGTATTTTATCGGCCTGTCCGCCACGCCTTGGGCTGTCGGCATGGATGACATCTGGACGCGGATGATCATTGTTTCGACGCTGAGCGACCTGATTGAGGAAGGCCATTTATCGAATTTCCGTTACTACGCGCCGGCCCAGCCTGATTTATCCAAGGTCAGGACGCGGTTAGGCGATTATGTCGAAGCGGATCTTGAGAAGGTGATGGGTCAGGCTGACCTGATTGCTGATATTGTGAATACATGGCGAGAGAAAGCCAACGAGCGCCCGACGTTCTGTTTCTGCGTAAACCGTCGCCATGCCCAAGAGGTTCAGCATCAGTTTCTCAGGGCCGGAATCCCGGCTGGCTATGTTGATGCCTATACCCCGGTTGAAGAACGGGAGGCGCTGGTTGAGCAGCTTCGGCGGGGTGATCTGAAGGTTATTTGTAATATCGGGACAATGACCACGGGCGTTGATGCGCCGTTTGTGTCCTGCATTATCTTGGCTAGGCCGACCAAATCAGAGATGCTGTTTATCCAGATTGTGGGCAGGGGGCTGAGAACAGATCCGACGAAGGATCACTGTCTGATTCTGGATCATTCGAACACGGCGCTTAACTTGGGCCGCCCGGATGAGATCTTCCACGATCATTTCGTTTCGGGTAAGGCTGCGGAAGCGGGTGATAAGGCCAAGAAGGAAAAGGAAGAGAAAAAGCCGCGCCTTTGTCCGCATTGCAAATTTGTGATGCTTCCCAAAGAAAAGGAGTGTCCATCCTGCGGATTTGTGATGCCGCCCCCGCAGAGTGAGATTGAGATCGCAGCCGGGGAGCTTTCGGAGCTTGGTCGCAACGGAGCCAGAGGCAAGGCTACGAAGGATGAGAAGCAGCGGTTCTTTAGTGGTTTGCTTTGGTATGCCCGTCAGCAAGGGTATAAAGTGGGTTGGGCAGCGAGGATCTATCGGGAGAAATTTGGCGTCTGGCCGCGAGGGTTGACAGACAAGCCAGACTTCCCTGATAGCGTTGTGTTCAAGTTCATTGAAGAGCGGAACCGGGCTTGGGTTAAATCCAGAAGAAATTCAATGAATGCGAGTCAAATATGAACTATTACAATGAGTTTGACCCGTATGCCGCTGAATGGCTAAGGAATTTGATAAAGGCGGGACACATACCGAATGGAGAGGTTGATGTCCGATCAATTGTTGATGTTCAGCCTGATGACCTTAGAGGATTCACCCAATGCCACTTCTTTGCAGGAATTGCAGGATGGTCGCACGCGCTCCGATTGGCAGGATGGGATGACGAAAGAGAAATCTGGACGGGTTCGTGCCCCTGCCAACCATTTAGCGTCGCCGGCAAGGGAAAAGGAACCGCCGACGAGCGGCATCTATGGCCTCACTTTCACAGACTTATTGCCGCCCGCAGACCAAAGGTCGTTGTTGGCGAACAGGTTAGTGGCAAGGCTGGCTATGGTTGGCTCGACGGAGTCCGACTTGACCTGGAAGGTGAAGGATACGCCTGCGAAGGATTTGATATTCCGGCTTGCGCCGTCAACGCGCCGCACATCCGGCAGCGATTGTATTGGGTGGCGCACGCCAGCAACTTCAGAACCCGGAGTTTCGCTGGACAGGCTTCGGACAGTGGACGGGGAGCCGTGGACATTGGGACAGAGAGCCTACGACATGCAGACGGGACGCGTGGCTCAGGTTGGGCTGACGCACGAAATACTGGCAACATGGTCAACCCCGACCGTGCAGGACAGCTCGAACAACGCCGGGCCTTCCCAATATCGCAGGAACAGTCAGGCGCTGAACGTGCAGGCAGCGGGGGGTCGTCCGGCGGGCAGGGCTTGGGACGAGATTCAGGCGGCAGCGACATGGCCCACCCCGACAGCCAACGACCACAAGGGTTCCGGCCCGACAGTGATACGTCAGGACGGCGTGGACAGGACATTTCAGCGTCTGGACTATGCGGTAGAGCAGGGGATGGCGACATGGCCGACACCGGACACAGGACGGGACGAGACTGTGGAGAGCTTCGACGCCAGAGTGCAACGCATGAAGATGCGACACCCAAAAAAATCAGGGATGGGGTCGAATGGTCCGCTTCATATAGTGGCGCAGAGGATGACATGGCCGACGCCACAGGCGAACAAGAACACCAAGAACAGCAAAGACCCCCAGCGGATGAAGGAGAATGGCGTCCAGACGGCGTTGGCGGATGCGGCATGGATTACAGACAAGCCGGCCCATGGGACGACGCCGAATGGCTCACAGGAGCCGACGGAAAAACGCGGCGCGCTAAACCCGGAGTTCGTCTCCTGGCTCATGGGGTTCCCGCCAGAGTGGGACGCCTGCGCGCCTACGGCAACGCCATCGTCCCGCCGCTCGCGGCAGAAGTCATAAAATCTTTCATGGGGACCGCAAATGGCTAGGGCTGGCAGAAAGCGCAAGGTTGGTGAGAGATACCCCGCTGGCCAGATACGCCCGCAGGATGATGGCCCATCGCCGGCTATTGTGAAGCGTCTCCGCAGTGCTGCGATTTTGGGCATGGCTGATCCACATTGGGGATCTGTCGCTGGCCTTTGGTATTTGCAGAAGGTGATAGACGATTCAGAGTATGAAGCGGCCAAGCGGTTCGGGGATCTGCACGCGCAATATATTGGCGTGATCGGTGGCCCTAGACCGCCCAAAACATCAACTGGCGAGCGGATGAGCAAGTCCCAGAATGTGGATGTAGACACGCATCAGGGCGATCTGGAAGCCCAGCGGCATATAGCCGTGATGACCAAATACAATGATGTCCATACGTCCCTGTTGATGCTCAATCCTCTGACGGAGGCGGAACTGATAAGGTTCTGCGCCATGCCGGGAGAGACGCCAACCGGGCATGAGGGAATTATCAGAATCCGTGCTGGATTGCGGGCTTTGGCTGATTTGTGGAAGATCAGCAAATAAAAAAATGCCCCGCGTCCGGGGCAGTCTCAGGGAGGAAACTTAAAATACTTTCAAAAACCAATCTCGTCAATCTTGATTTATGATTTAAGTGAATGTAAAAAGATGAAGAACCATTCGGTTCTCCTTTTCAAACTTTCTTCGGGCAGGCCCCTGTCCTGAAGAGCGCCCCGCCAGCGTAGCTCCATTCCGCTGGTGGGGCCTTTTTCATTTACGATATTTTTCGTATACAGCTTTCGCCTTGGCAAAGTGACCAAGGGTCTCAGACTCAATATCAGCCTCCGCAAACGGCTTGATTGCATCCAGCAGTTCATCAAACTTAATCTCTAGCTTGGCTATTTGCCAACGTAGTTCTGTTTCTGCCGGGTTGTTTTTCTTGACGCTGGTCACGTCATAGATCGTCCGTTTCATGTTTTGGCTACTCTTGAATAGTCTGCTGGTTTTTCAAAAAGCGTATTTTTTTATGGAGCAATTCAATCGTCTCTTTCTGTTGGCGCAAACCCATAGCCGCGCCAAGCATAAGAGCTTGAGCTAGTTCGAGCTTATATTCCTGATCGACTTTATATGTTTCAAGCTGCTTGATCAGGGCTGGGATTTCAATTTTTGGATCATTCGTCATCGGTATCGTCAGAAGGTTTGCCGTTTTTCAGAGCATCAACAATCCGCTCTGTCTGTTCATCAAGGCTTTCAAAGCCATTTGCCTGTCCGTAGATGTCTCGCAGGCCGGACAATTCATCGCGGATAAACATGAGTTCCGCACCGATATCTTTCAGGGCATCAAGTAAGGCTTCAAACTGATTATCATTCATGTTCTTTCTCCATTCCGGGTTCCCCGGCGCTACGCTACCAACGCTGTCGGCATTCCGGTTTTTAGCCCGCGCGAGCCTCAACCTTCTCAGGGAATGCGTCAAGATACTTTTTTTTGAAAATTTGTCAAATTTCTGTTGATTTGTATTCTACAAAATGTAAGATAGCTATATTGACGAATGGAGCAGTCAAATGATCAAGGTTCGCAAAAACGCAAAAGTGAAGATTTGGAATGTCTATGCCTCGAATGGAGAAAGCCTTGGGCAGTATTCCTTCTACGTTGCTGAAGTGAAGGCTTACTTCCCCGGCTGCACAATTCAAAAGCAGAACGTCTATCTTCCGTAAGTCGAAACGGGCTTCAGCCCGTCTGTCGGTAAGGCCGGCACTGATGAGACTAAGCAACCAAGGAGATTATGAAATGAAAACATTCACGATTCAGACTGCTCACTCGACCAAGAAATCGGCCGAAGCTTCTATCGTTATGGGATACGCCGACGGAACCTACGCGCCGGACTTCCCGCCCTACATCGTTTGTGATGGTGAAGGCAACTTTCTGGTTGTGACTGCCGTCGTAAATTACCGTAACAGTCTAATCTATTACGACGCTGACACCTATCGTTATTGGTGGGAAGACGCCGTTACGGGAGTCGTCGGTGGCGAAAATTTCGACACGTTCGAGGAAGCGAAAGCAGACATTCGGGGTGATGGCCAGCAACGCGAAAAATTTAATCGCGGGCCGTATGCTTATCTGTAAGGACGAAACGGGACGCTAGTCCCGCCCGCCGGTAAAGCCGGTATTGATGAGACTGAATGGAGAGCAGTTATGAAATCTGAGCTTGCTGATCTTTATGCTGCGGCTAAAATTGAGGTTGAGGCTGCACAGGCTGCGTTGGACGCAATCAAGGCGCAGATCATTGCGACCGGATGCGATGTCATTGAGGGCGATGACTTTCGCGTGAATGTCGGACTTCAGGAGAGAACAACAATATCCGCGAAAGAGGCGGAAAAGGTTTTGCCGACTGATCTGTATCAGTCGCTGGCAAAGACCACGATGTTTCCGGCTGTCAGATATAAAGCAATACGAGCGTAAAGGAGAATCTGATATGATATTGCCTGCCCAGAGAATACGGTTCTTGTGTTCTGGCGCATTTGGTCAGAGGCCAATGATGCATCCATTCCATGAGCGCACTGTTGCCAATGGGATGACATTTGGCCTTGGCCCCGCTGGCTATGATGTCAGAATCAAACAGAGCCTGATGTTGGAGTGTGGTGATTTTGTTCTGGCGTCTACTGTTGAGCGGTTCGCCATGCCAAACGACGTGCTGGCCAAGGTTGCCGATAAATCGACGTGGGCGAGGCGCGGTCTGGCAGTGCAAAATACCATTATCGAGCCCGGTTGGAGCGGATGGTTGACATTAGAGCTTACAAACCATGGAAAGACCCCGATCAAGATAGAGGCTGGCTCTCCGATCGCGCAGATCATCTTTCACCAACTGCTGGAGCCGACGGAGACTCCGTATCGGGGGAAATACGATCATCAGGCCGATCAGCCGGTCGGGGCAATTATGGAGGCAGAAAATGATTAAAGCAGCCTTGGCCGTGTTCCTGCTTGTCGGCATTTACGTGATGTTTTGGGCATGGGTTAATAAAGATAATGGCGATGGGGGCGTGGGATGACTGACTACAGCGAACTGGTGAAGCAGCTTAGGCAGGCGACACATGGTTTCGTGCATCACGAAGCCGCTGATGCACTCGAAGCGCAGGCGAGAGATATTGCGGTTCTGAGGGCGGTGCTGACAGATTGTGCTGACGCGTTAGAGTCATGGGTAGACTATCTGTATGCGAAAGGCAGCGTACCATACGAGAGAGACCTTGCGGCAGTTGACGCCGCCCGCGCCGCGCTGAAGGGAGAGAAGAATGGCTGAATCCTCTGAAAATAGGAAATTACGATACAAATTAATGAAAAAACGGATGGCTGAAGATCCTGAATATGCGGCCAATGTTAGAGAAAAACAAAGGTTGGCGGACATTCGTTGTCAGGCAAAGAAAAAGCAGGCTGAGGATCAGGCCAACAAATTAAAGAGGGGCAAACCCGGTAGGCTGGTAGCTATGTGCGGCTGGCTTGGGTTTTGACACAGGCTGAATGGAGCGGACATGACGAAGGATTATCTTGTTGAAATAAAAGTAAAAAACAATCTTTTGTATAAAAAGATCAAGGATGCTGGTTATGTCAACATGGTTGATTTTGCCAAGAAAAATAGCCTGTGTTATCAGACGCTTATGAGTTATCTTAATTTTTATCGCGCCCCGATTGACGCAAAAACTGGCAATTGGAAAAGAACATTCTTGTTAATATCGGATGCTCTTCGCTGTATGCCGGGAGACATTTGCCCGCCGCAACATCTTAATAATGTCCTGAAGATCAATAAGGCCAAGATGGAAGCTGGTGCAGAAGAGATAGCCGGATATATTACTGGTAATGCAGACACGGCTAATCTTGCATTGAATCACATAATCCAGCGGGAGAATGATGCTCTGATACAGGACGCCATCGCCAAGCTAACTGACAGGGAGCAAGATGTTATCCGACGCAGATACGGATTTGATGGCGATCTGCAAACATATGATGAAATTGGAAAATCGTATGGAGTCACCAAAGAGCGGATAAGGCAAATTGAAGCCAAGGCTTTGCGGAGAATGAGGGGCCTCTCGATTACCAAGGAAATCGGCAAGATTGCTGACGAGATGGGCTTACGTCACGGTTACACCCCGCCCCGGCATTATATCCCCGAATGGAAGGTCAAAGAGGCTGCTAAAAAGCCGGTAAGGGAAGAGCAGAAGCCAAAGACCCCTGATCGAAAGAGCAATTTTGTGTTATTGGATGAGGATAATCCCTTCCTGAACCATTGACGGATTCCTAAATGACTGATATAAAAAGCATATTGGCTGAAAGAGGCAAAACCCACGGCGATTATGCTCGCCATGCCGCGACAACGCAGTGCCTAAAATCAGTTATGCGCAATACCCAGAATTGGGGAGACCTGAATCCTTCTCAGGTAGAGGCTCTGGAGATGATCGCCCATAAGATCGGTCGCATCCTGAACGGAGATCCCAGCCACATAGACCATTGGGACGATATCTCCGGTTATGCCACATTGGTTGCCGATCAGTTGAGGAAGCATCAAACAAGCTAAAGCATGGCCATGAATGGGGGGCTAGTAAACATCCCTGAAACAGTGTATTTAGGTAATTAATGTTGACATACTAACAGAAGATCATCATCCAATGGGCAAGTTCGTAAAAGGACAGAGTGGAAATCCGAATGGACGCCCGCCCGGCTATCAATCGCCTGAGAGGCGGATTGGTTTTATCGGGGTGATGGATGTTAAGGCTCTGGCCAGAGAATGGACGCCAGAGTCAATCAACACCCTGGCTGATATTATGAAGGATGTTGCCGCTCCGGCTTCTAGTCGGGTGGCTGCTGCCAATTCGTTGTTGGATCGTGGCTGGGGCAAGCCGCATCAATCTGTGGAGGCTACGGTCAACGGCCGTTTTGACGATAGGTCGGACGATGAACTTAAACGCATTATCGAGGGAACAATTATTAGCATTGGCCCCGATAGCGGCGGAACTGAATTTGAGGACATCGAGGAGGACATGCCAGAGTGATCTGGCGTCCTTTGTCCATGAGGCTTGGAAGGTCGTAGAGCCGGGGAATGCCCTGATCTGGGGATGGCACATGCAGGCCATCTGCGATCATCTGGAGGCTGTATCCAATGGTGAGATTAACCGGCTGCTGATCAACGTCCCGCCGGGTTTCTCCAAGTCCCTCCTGACAAGCGTATTCTTCCCAAGCTGGGTATGGGCCAATGACCCCCATATGCGGTTTCTGTGCGCCTCGCATAGCCAGAACCTAGCCATCCGCGATTCCACGAAGATGCGCCGGCTGATCCAATCTGAGTGGTATCAGGAGAGGTGGGGCAAGGATGTGGTTCTGACGGGGGATCAGAATGCGAAAACGAAATTCGAGAATACGAAGGCTGGTTTTCGCGAGGCGGTTGCTGCGGGCTCTATTACCGGTTCTCGCGGTGATATTGTTATTATTGATGATCCCCACTCCGTAGAAAGCGCCTCTTCGGAGGCCATGCGCGCTACAACCGCTGAATGGTTCCTTGAGGCTGTCCCGACCCGACTGAACAACCCTGCGGAATCAGCAATCATCGTGATCATGCAGAGGCTGCACGAAGAGGATGTTTCAGGGATTATCCTTGATAAACAATTAGGTTACGAGCATCTCTGCTTGCCCATGCGGTTTGAGCCCGACCGTAAATGCTTCACGGGCATAGGCTTTGAAGATCCCCGCGAGGATGACGGCGAGCTTCTGTTCCCGGAGAGATTTCCACTTGAGGTTGTAGAGCGCGATGAGCGCGTTATGGGGCCGTATGCCACGGCTGGCCAGTTCCAGCAGCGTCCGACAGTCAGGGGCGGTGCGATCATCCGCCGGCAGGATTGGATGCTCTGGGACGAGAACGAGGCCAATACGCAGGGCATCAAGGATGGGTCAGCCTATCCCCCGATGGACTACATTTTGGCAAGCTTGGACACGGCCTATACTGAAAAGCAGGAGAACGATGCCAGCTATCTGACCATTTGGGGAATCTGGCAGAGATCTGCGGCTGTTGCGCTGGCCCACGTTGATCCAACCGGGAGAAGGTTTGAGCATCTGGAGGAAAGGGATACTGTTCCTGCGGTCATGCTTATGTATGCCAAGGAGATGCGCCTTGCGATCCACGGCGAGGATCTGGAGCGCCAGCCCGGCGAGACTGACAACGCCTTTGCCATCCGCCAGAGGAACGCTTGGGGGCTATGCGAATGGGTCGCGCACCACTGCAACCAGTTTAAGGTGGACAAGCTCCTGATCGAAGCCAAGGCTAACGGAATCACGGTCGGGCAGGAACTGAAGCGCCTGAATCGGGTCAACCGCTGGAGTGTGGAGCTAGTAAATCCGGGCGCTTTGGATAAAGTAGCAAGGGCGTATGGCGTCCAATCGGTGTTTACCAACGGGCAAGTTTACGCTCCTGACCGCGAGTGGGCGGAGAAAGTAATTGCTCAAGCAGAAGCGTTCCCGAAGGGCAAGCATGATGACGCTGTCGATTCCACGACACAAGCGTTACGCTATCTACGCGAGCGTGGTATGCTTGATCGTCAGGAAGATATTGCTGCCCGCGCTGCTTGGGAAGCCAGCCAACCGACCAAGAAGAAGATAATCTACGACGTTTAGCCTACCCGAAATGACCCAACCGGATAGGTAAAGTATTGGAGAATGGAATGGAGCTTGCCGATGGCCGGGTATTTCTCCACTCTGGAGACTGCCTTGAGGTTCTGGCGTCATTGCCGGAAAACAGCATTGATGCGGTGGTGACTGACCCGCCTTATGAACTTGGCTTTATGGGCAAGTCATGGGACGCAAGCGGTATTGCCTTTTGCTCAGATACATGGGCTCTTGTCTGGCGCGTCCTGAAACCCGGCGGCCATATGGTGGCGTTTGGCGCTCCGAAAAATTATCACCGTTTGGCCTGTGCAATTGAGGATGCGGGCTTCGAAATCCGCGACAGCCTTATGTGGGTATTCGGGACTGGCTTCCCCAAGAGTCACAATATAAGCAAGGCCATAGACGCGGCTGCTGGTGCTGAGCGTGAGGTTGTTGGTGTTAAGGTTCGTGGAGATGTGCAAAAAGCAAAATCTTCTGGGTCAACATACGCTGCCGCTGATGCAAATAAGGGAAATGAAAAAATATTTGGCTACGGGGTTGAGGAATTAACCGCCCCGGCAACTGACAAAGCCAAACAATGGGACGGCTGGGGCACAGCCCTAAAACCTGCGTATGAGCCAATCGTCCTTGCCCGCAAGCCGTTAAGCGAAAAGACAGTCGCGGCGAATGTCCTGCGCTGGGGAACCGGGGCGTTGAATATTAATGCGACGCGAGTGGGAAGCGAAGTTCTGCCAGAGATAAAAGCAGGGCAAGCAAAGATAGGAACATTTGAGCGTCAGGATATGGTGACGCCAGAGCGCGTTGGCCGCTGGCCTGCCACTATCTGCCACGATGGAAGCCAGCAAGTCCTAGACTTGTTTCCGCATACGAAAAACGGGGGGCAAAACGCTTCGTCTATTAAAGGTGACGGTATGTTCATGGCAGGCTCCAAAATTGCGGGGGCTTCTAATTTTGCTGGCGACGAAGGCTCCGCAGCCCGCTTCTTCTATAGCGCCAAGGCCAGCAAGGCTGACCGCGCAGGCTCAAAGCATCCGACAGTCAAGCCGGTAGCTCTCATGCAATGGCTTGTCCGCATGGTCACGCCGCCGGGCGGGACTGTGCTTGATCCGTTTGCTGGATCTGGGACCACTGGCCAAGCGGCTGTAAATGAGGGATTTCAGGCAGTTCTGATTGAGCGGGAAGAAGAGTATCAATCAGATATCAGGAATCGTCTAAGTGCCTAGAAAGGGCGGCATATTCCATTACGTCCCTCTGGCCGATGCGCCGGAGTGGGAGGCGATTGGCTGGGTCAGGGTCGATGACGCGCCCAAGCCGGATGGAAAGCATCCCTCACTTTACCGCTGGGCTGGCGAGGGAAAGGTCCGCATTCCCTATCTCAAGGAAGAGCGGGACAGGGAACTTTCAGACTTTGATTACATTTGGCCCGATCCGTCCGGCGGAGACGGCTAATAGTTTGCTAATTGCCGGAAAATCATTTAAAAAAATATACATCCCAAACTATGCCCGCGCCCGGAGGCCGCCTTGTTGACAATGGCACAGGCTGAAGCCAAGCATGATCAGTTGCGGCAGGAGATGCGCCGCATCCGCCGCGCGCTTCGCAGCAATCAGGATGTTGAGGGATTGGAGCAGGCTCTTGAGGAAATCAAGGCTCAGGCCAAGGCTCTTGCCATAGCCCTTGAACGATGCCGGCAAATGTCTGATTACCTTATGTCGGCTGAGCCGTATGGCGGGCCGCAATGAGCAGGCCAGCGCCGCTGAAGCCTATGAATCCTCCGCCTGCTGAGGGACAGGTCATTTGGTTGACTGTCAGGCTTAGCCCAAATCCAATTAACCTATATCGCGTTCAGGCCATCTATCAGGATGGCGACTATTACGCCGTTCAGGACATCTCTGCTGGTCCGATTCCCGGCAGCTACGTTGGCTGGTTGCCGACCAATTAGGATTTCCCATGGATCATTACAATCTCCGTCAGTCTGGCCCCGGACAAGCATCCCTGCCGGACGAAGAGACCGTTAACCTTGGCGGTCTTGAAGAAGCGGTAAAGGACGCGAGTATCCTTCAGGTTGAGCTATCGGATGGTTCTGTCAGCATTAACTTCGCCCCGCACGTGAAGGCCGGAGGCGGGGACGATACGGACCACGACGAGAACCTTGCCCTGCATGTTGATGCTGGCGAGCTTGCCAACGTGGCCGATAATCTGTTGCGCCACATCCGGGAAGACATCACCCGCCAAGAGCAGCGTTTGCAAGACGTTGTGAAGGGCATTGACCTGTTGGGCATTAAGCTGGAGGAACCGCGTGGCGAGCCAAATGACGAGGGTATTTCAGTTGTGCGTCATCCGCTCCTGCTTGAAGCCGTCCTTCGGTTCCAGGCCAACGCGCGTGGTGAAATGCTTCCGGCAGATGGCCCGGTCAAAGTCGCAAATGATGGCGACCAGACGGTCGAGTTGGACGCGGTCGCGAATGCTCTAGAGCAGGACATGAACCACTATCTGACGGTGGGCGCTCCTGAGTATTACCCTGATACGGATCGGATGTTCTTCACGCTTGGCCACGGCGGCGAGGCGTATAAGAAAGTTTACTTTCACCCGATCAAGCGCCGTCCTGTCTCTGAGACGGTCGACCGCAAGGATCTGATCCTGTCCGATGGCGCGGTTAGCCTTGAGGCTTGTTCGCGTATCACTCACCGATCCAAGATGCGCCCGTCTGAGATCAAGCGTATGCAGCTTGCCGGCGTATGGCGCGAGGCCCCGCTTGGGCCGCCCAGCATGTCAACCTTGTCTACTAACACGGTTGATGTTGCGCTTCAAAACATCTCTGGCTTTGACCCCAAGTCGACGGTTGAGCCGGAGGAAGTCGATAGAGAGATTTACGAATGCTATTGCGAGATTGATCTTCGCGGATATGAGCATATGGAAGATGGCGAGGCCACTGGCCTTGCGCTGCCCTACCGCGTGACAATTGATAAGGATTCCAAGCAGATACTTGAAATCCGCCGCTGGTGGGAAGAAGGCGATGACACATACACCCGGAAGGAAGTTTTCGTGGAGTATGTTTTTGTCCCGGCTTTTCCCGGTGTCAACCTTGGTCTGCTCCATATCCTTGGGAATGCTACACGCGCTCTCACGGCTGCTTGGCGAATTGCTTTGGATAACGGGATGCTCGCTAATTTTCCGGGCGGCATCATGGCTAGATCCACCGGCAAGCAGCAGACAACGTCGATCAGGGTCGGGCCGGGACAGGTAGCGCCCATGGATGCCGATGGCGTCCCGCTCAAAGAAGCGTTTATGCCCCTGCCGTATCGTGACGTGACGGGCGGCTTTGTCAGCATCATCCAGAACGTAGAGCAGACCAGTCAGCGCCTTGGCGGCACGGCTGAGACGGCTGTTGGCGAGGGGCGCAATGATGCCCCTGTCGGGACCACGATTGCCCTGATTGATCAGGCGACAAAGGTTCTGAGCGCCGTCCACAAGCGTATGCATACAGCGCAACAGAAAGAGTTTGCGCTACTTAAAGACCTGTTCAAGAAAGACCCGGAGGCGCTTTGGCGGTCTAACCGGAATCCTTCGTTCCAGCGTGACGTTGCCCGGTTGCAAGAGGCTTTGGAGAACAAGGACATTGTTCCGAAGGCTGATCCGAATACGGCCAGCCAAACCCTGCGCATCCAGAAGGCAATTGCCATTTACCAGATGGCAAAAGAAAACCCGCCGATGTTTAACCAGAGAGAGGTATATACCCGCATTCTGGGCATGGTCGGTATTGAGGATGCGGAGAGCCTGTTTAATAACGCGCCGTCTGGACCGCCCATGATGGACCCGATCCGTCAGATGGAGGCTAACGCCAAGCTTGCCGGCGTTCAGGCGAAGATTGCTGAGATGGGTAGCAAACAGCAGATTGCCGCGAGCCAAGAGCAGACGAAGATCGCTATGGCCCAAGCCAAGATCGCTGAAACGCGGGTGCGCGAGAAAGAGGTCGCGATTGATGCGGCCAACCACGCTGCGGATCGTCGGTCAAAGGAAAAGCTGGCGGAAGCTGATTTGCAGCAGTCAATGCTGGTCCATTCCGATAAGCTGATAAAAGATAGAGCTTCTATGCAGGCCGATCAGCAATATCGCCAGCAAGAGGCTGAGTTCAAGCGCCAGCAGGCGATGCAGAAACCTACAGGAATTGAATGATGGCTAAGAGCCCCGCTTGGCAGCGCGCCGAAGGAAAGAATCCAGAGGGTGGGCTGAATGAGAAGGGGCGTGCGTCATTACGCGCCGCTGGCCATGATATCAAGCGACCGCAGCCGGAGGGTGGCGCTCGCAAGCGTTCATTCTGTGCGAGGATGGAAGGGATGAAGCGGGAGAATACGAGCGCGGAAACCGCCCGTGATCCCGACAGCCGGATTAACAAGTCCCTGCGTAAGTGGAACTGCGCCGATGGCGGTGCGGTTGATCCGTATGATTCCGTCCAGCAAGCAGCCAAGGGCGGTCCGATATGGGATAGGCCACGCCCCAAGAAGCTTGGCAAGTCTGAGCCGTTAAGCCCGAAACAGAAGGCCAGCGCCAAGGCTGCGGCCAAAGCCGCCGGTCGGCCATATCCCAATCTGATTGATAACATGCGGGCGGCTAGGGCTGATGGCGGTCCTGTTGATGATCGGGCGCATGAGTTTGTGCAGGAACAACTGCGTTCCGGCGAGCCGCAAGTCCCGCAATATGTGGCTGAGAACGATTTCCCGGCCCGCGCCGCTCGCGGCGTTCAGGCGGTGGATACTGCTGCCTCTCGCGTAAATAATATGTTGGCCGATATTGCTGGCCAGCCCGCCATGCGTTCCCCAGAAGGTCGTTCTGCCTCTGAGATCGTCCAATCCGCTATGCCCATTGATCCCTATCAGGCCGTCCAACAGGCCGCTGGCCAATGGCGTGAGGGCGACAAGCTGGGTGCGGCTGAGACAATGGCCACAGCTATGCCGATGCAGGGAGCCATCCGTGCCTATCATGGCTCGCCGCATACTTTTGACCGCTTTGACATAAGCAAAATCGGAACAGGCGAGGGCGCACAGGCTTATGGGCATGGGTTGTATTTTGCGGAAAATGAAGGGATTGCAAAGCAATACCGCGACAACCTTTCCGTGAAGGGCAGTGGCGGAATAGCTAATAAATTCTTGACTAATTTTGGCGGTGATAAGGAGCGAGCGGCTGCTGCTTTGTCAGAGCTTATTGAAAAACAGTCAAAAGATTTTGCGCCAGAGTTCCTTGAGCCAAAACGAGAAGCTCTGCGGATTTTGCAATCCGGCGCAAAACCAAACCCCGGCTCCATGTATGAAGTCGACATCCACGCCAATCCGGAGCATTTGCTGGATTATAACAACCCGTTGCAGGGGCAGGCTGCATTTAAAAATATTCAAGACTATTGGGACAATAAAGTTGGTGATCCTGAAATTATTCTTAATCGTCTTGGTATTGGAAATGAATCAGTCGGGAGGGATTTGCTTGAAGCAATGGGAGGTCATTCATCAAATGCGGTTGGTGCAGCAAATACATTGAACGAAGCCGGAATACCCGGCATCAAATACCTTGACGCTGGCTCGCGCGGCGCAGGCGAAGGGTCGCGCAACTACGTCATGTTTTCGCATGATCCGATTGAAATCCTGCGTCGTTACGCCAACGGCGGCGAAGTTGAAGGCGACGTGCAGTTCGCCCCCGAAGATCCCTACGCCAAGGTTCAGGAAGCCGCTCGCCTGCCCATGATGGCGCAGAACGAATATTCCATGCGAATGCCTCAGTCAGATGTCCGCTATGACACAGGCCCGCAACCGGGCGAAGCCACAATGAAGGCTTACGAGCCGACAATTAAAGAGCGCATTTATCAGACTGTTGCTGGCACTGAAGAGCGCCCCAGCCCGGAGCGTGCGCAGTTTGCTCGCGGCATTTCCAATATGGCTGAGTTTGCGCCTGTGCTTGGCAATGTCATGGCGGGGCAGGAAGCGCAGCGCCGGGGCGACAGCAAGGGCATGTTAATGGCTGCTTTGCCTGTTCCGGGTATGGCGACTGAAGCCCGCATGGCGCAGGCCGCGATCACCCCCGCAGAGCAGGCGGCCAAAGAGGCATATCAGCGTGTTCTGAATGCCCAAGGTCTTTACAGCCATGCTGCGGAAGCTGCGGCCAATCTCCCGCAGGCCAAGGGCTCCTATGAGCAGATGATGGCCATGTTGCAGAAGGCTGGTGTCAAGCCGGAAGAACTGCACTGGAGCGGCGCGCAGCAGTTTGCCGGCCAGCCGGTGACGCGCGAGCAGTTGGTTCAGCATTTCGAACAGGGCGTTCCGAAAATTGAGGAAAGTATTCTTGGCAATCCTCTTAAAAACGATATTGGCGCTCAAATGATTGAGCCGCTTGGTGAGCATGGGCTAAAATATCTTAATACACCGGCAGATATTGAGTTGGCAAAAGCGCACAATGCTCAATTCCGCTCAAGTGTCGAAGGAATGTCGGATGACGATATTCTTTCTGCGGCTCAAAGGCTCCGTTCATATCAAAAATATAGTGATCCTAAATTTGAACAATACACCATCCCCGGTGGCGAGAACTACCGGGAAGTGCTGATGCACATGCCAACAATTAAGCCAATAGATATAAATTCTACAGAATTAAGGGCAAAAGCTGCTGAAATGTATGGGGAAAAATATGTAGATCGGCTTTCTCCTGAACAATGGGATATTGTCGGCAGAAATTTTCAACAAGAAGAGCCATATCGTTCCTCCCATTGGGACCAGCCCAACGTCCTTGCCCATCTCCGCCTGTCCGACCGCACGGGACCGAAAGGCGAGAAGATCCTTCACATGGAAGAGTTGCAGAGCGATTGGGGGCAGGCTGGTAGGAAGCAGGGGTTTAGAGAAGCAAAAGAAAAAGAATTAGCTGATGCCGTCGCTGAAAGAGATGCAATCGAAGCGCAGCTAAAAGATCAAAAGCCTGACGTTGCGACAATTGATAGACTCAATGCCTTGCACGATAGGATTGCTGATATTGGTCGTGGTGATGTTGGCGTTCCATCCGCCCCCTACGTCGCCTCCCCCGAAGGCAAGCATACATCCTCATGGGTAGACCTTGGCCTGAAACGCGCCCTCCGCGAAGCTGCTGAAGGCGGATATAATAAGCTGGTTTGGACGCCGGGGGCTGAGCAGGCGTCGCGATATGATTTGAGTAAGCATTTAAAAGGTATAGCATACGACCCCGAAGAAAAGACGTTATCATTTTTACGACACAATACGCGACCGGGTCTTGGATACGAGGATGTCCCCGGCACTATTGAACCACACGAACTAGAGCAACACATTGGTAAAGAAGCTGCTGAAAAACTTTTATCTACAGAGCCCCACCCTCTAAGCGGGAATCATTTATTAGAAGATCAAGATTTAATGGTCGGCGGCGAAGGTATGAAATCCTTCTACGACAAAATTGTCCCGACCCAATTGCAGAAGATCCTCAAGAAACTTGATCCAGATGCCAAGGTTCAGATGGGCGGTCATGCTGTGTCAGTCGGTAAGGGCAAGCCGACTAACTATCGCAATTTTGAAGAATGGAGCAATGCTCCTGAATCTCGTCAAATTAATGCGCACGTTATCGAAATCACGCCCCGGATGCGTGAGGCAATTCTGAAGGGCCTTCCTGCCTTTGCCGATGGCGGCAAGGTTGTAAACAAGTCCGATCCGTATGATAATATACAGGAAGCGGCAAAGATTCATCCCCGCGCGCGGCGGGCTTCTCATTAGACACGCTGTCTGTAAACCAAACACCTTGCAAGGGTAATAAAATGGCACATCCTCACTCCAAAGAGGCTAAAGAGGGCCACGCCAAGAAACTGGCTGGCTACGGCGGCAAGTCCAAGAATTTCAGCGACAAAGGTTCTTGGGATGGCCAGAAGGGCCTGAACAACGACGAGCAGGCTGGCCTGAAGATCATCGACAAGGAGCCGTCGCTTTCCGAAGAGACCGCCCCGCGCATCATGCGTAAGTCTGGTGGTTCGGTTAAGGGCAAGATGGCTGTCAAGCGTCTTGATAAGGCTGCTCGCAAGGGCAAAAAGCGCGCCGATGGTGGTCAGCTTCCCCCGCCGGAAGATGCGCTGGAGTCGGCTGAGCGTCTGGGCGAAATCCGTCGCGAGGATAATGATTCCGATAGCGACAAGCGCGCTATGCCGCCGGCTTCTGAGGCCGCCAAGCGTTCTGGCCAGTATCAGAACTACAAGAAGGGCGGTCGCGTCGCCCATGAAGATGAGCCGGAAGATCGCTCATTGGTCAAAAAAATGGTCAAGCCGTCTGCCCTCAAGGGAATGAAGAAGGGCGGTCAAGTCAAAACCGTTGGCTATACGCCTGAGAACAATGTCACCAAATCGGCCCGCGCTGGCCGTGCGACCGGTGGCGCTGCTGGTAAGGGCAAGACGACGGTTAATATCATTGTCGGTGCTGGCCGTGGCGAGCAGCAGGCGGCCATGCCTCCGGCTCCCGGCGCTCCGGCTGGACGGGCTCCGATGCAGGCTCCGCCCATGATGCCGCCGCCCCAGATGCCGATGGCTCCCCCGATGGCTGCTGCGCCTATGGCTCCCCCGCCGGCCCCTCCGATGGGTGGCGCTCCGGGCGGTATGCCTCCGGGTGGTATGCCGATGGGCCGCAAGCGTGGCGGGCGCATTCGTGACGCCTCTGATTTGACTGCTGGCGCTGGATCTGGCGAAGGCCGTCAGGAAAAGATTGAGTTGCAGAATGCGAAGGGCTGGCCGCCGAAGGAATCCCGTAAGGGTTTCAAGTAGGCGGAATGGCAACGGGTGAAATGCCGCCGGGGAGTTTTCCGACAGGTTATGCGGGAATGACTCCGGCGGCGCAGGATTACGCTGCCAAAACAGCGGTT